GCGCGGGGAATTGCGGTTCGCGGCGACGGCGGTCGGCATTAACTGGCTGCTGTTCGCCTCGTTCTGGATTTACGCGCCGCTGTCCCCGGCCTTCCTCGTCTATGGCTCAGGCGAGGCAATGGGTTGGACCATCCCGGTCCGCCACGAGGACATGTGGGCGCTGGCTGACCTGCTCTGCATGATCGTGGTCGGCTTGCGCTGCCGCCTCATGTGGTGGGCACCGCTGATCTGGGGTCTGTGGTTTGCGCAGCTGACCATGCTGTCGGTCGCGTGGACTAATGGCCTCGAATATCTGGATTACAAGCCGATGCTGGACGCCTCCCTCGTCATACAGCTGCTGGCACTGCTCGCATTATCGACGCTTGGAGGAAATGGCTGTGCCGATCGTCTGCTTAATCTGTGGCGGCGCTTTCGCCTACGTAATGTGGGCTTGGGCCCCAAAGCCGCTGCCTTTCTGGAGAAAGAGGCGTGATGGATGAGAACGAGCGGCGGATGCTCATGATCGTCATGTCAGCCGCAGCGGGATCGCTTGCGTCGATCTGGTTTCGTCCGTGGAAGACGATGCCTTGGATCGACATTCTTTTCGCGTTCGTCGTCGGTTTCAGCTTCGCCATCTTCGTGGTGCCATGGGTGGTGGCAGATATCATGAATGTCGACACCGGCCCGCTGCGAGTGGCGTGCGGCACGACGTTCCTTGGGGCCGCATTCGGCATCCCACTCATGCCAATGATCCAGCGCAAAGTCGAAAGCCTGCTGCGCCTCAAGAAGGAGGACGAGGCATGATCTGGGACATTTTCAACTCGCTGGGACGGCTGATCGTCACGGTCGTCGCCACAATCATTGTGACCGTCCTGCGCGACGAGCTGAACGAGTCGGAGCGGATCGGCCTCGGGCTCATGGGGTCGGGGTCATTTCTCACGATCGGCATCATCTGGGAAGGTCATGACAGCCCGTTCGACGGATGGGCTACCTCAATCATGACCTACGGGATTGCGCTGTTCCTGCTGGGTTACGGTCATCGTCGCCTGCGTCACTGGCGCCGCAATACCGAGCAGTACCGGCAGTCGCGCGACTATCTCAAAAGCAGGGGCAAGCCATGACCGACCGCCGCTCAGCCCTGTTCGACGCGATCCGCGAGTTCGCGCCTGAACGCCGTTTCCTCCCCAGCCATGTGCAGGTCATCGACGCACTGGCAGACAGCTTTGGGATGCAGAGAATGGATGCTCGCAAGACCTCGACCGCAGGGCGCAACCTGATCCGCGATTTCGAGGGTGAGCGACTGACCGCCTATCCCGATCCGGCCACGAACGGCGATCCCTGGACCATCGGCGTGGGCCACACCGGGCCCGACGTGCACAAGGGCCTGACGATCACCCGAGAGCATTCCGACAAACTGCTGAGCGATGATCTGGCGCGATTTGAGGCTGGTGTGAACAAGTTGGCTTCGGAGACCACACAGGCACAGTTCGACGCGCTGGTGTCGTTCTCGTTTAATGTGGGGCTCGGTAATCTGACCAGATCGACGTTGCTCAAGAAACACAACGCTGGCGACTATGCCGGGGCGCAGGCCGAATTTGCCAAATGGAACAAGGCGGCTGGCAAGGTTATGCCTGGCCTGACCCGGCGCCGGGCCGCTGAGGCTGCGATGTATGGGGGGAAAGCATGACCGACCGTGAGAACCTGATCGCCTTCCTCGCCATCATCGTGGCGCTGGTGATCCTGTCCGCGCTGGGAGCCTTCACCGGCAAGCCTGCAGACCTCGCCATCATGACCGGCCTTATCGGCGTGCTGGGCACCTTCCGCCCGAAGAACCCGCCAACCGACAAGCCCACCGACACGGAGCAACCGAAATGAAAATCAACCTCGGCAAAGCCCTGAAATCCATCGTGCGCGTGGTGAAGGAGAACCCGCAGGCGGCGATCATTGTGGGGACGGTGCTGGCGCCGGGCCTGACGCGCAAGATCGCGCCGATCATCGTGGCGGCTACGACTAAGCCGGTGGAGTGAACTGCCCGACTGTCTGGACCATATTCCAGACCCTAGGTGGTGGAGAGCCGGGCAGCCCTTGGTCATAAACCGCGCTCTTCAGCGACGCATCACCGCTAGCATTTCTGGTCGAGTCGTGTAAAGTGCTGTTTCGTGCCGATAACGTTCGCTGACCAGAGGCATGAGATAAGCGAAGGCGCAGCGATGTCCCCGCTCTGCTTCGGCATCGGGCTTTGCAGAGGGTGGCGCTACGGTGTCACCCTCAACCCCTTTCCTACAGCCCCTGACTGCGCTCACATGCCGCCATGTCGAGCGAATCGGAACAGCTAGTCGTTGCAGCCTTCCACCTCATGCGGTCGATGGGTAAGCCGAAGAAGCGCATCTACACCGACGAGCATATGGTTGACTTGCGAGAGGCGCTGGACATGGCCGCTAAGGCTGATCTGCATGATTGGGAGCGACAGTGGGATTAGGCGCGGCGTCGAGCATGGCGCACCAAATTTCCTTCGCACAGTCGAACGCTTGGAAGTCGTGCAGATCTGCACCTTTCACTTGGGCTTCATAGGCTGCGTTTTCCATATCCTGTGTCAGCTCAACCGGCACCACCTTCCACCCCGCGTCCTCGATCGCGCGGAGGGCGGTGGTGGCCTGCGAAAGCCACATAACCTGTGCGGCTTTTTGATTGACCGGCGATCCGTGAATTTTTGGGTCGAACGGCTGCCAGTTTGCCGGAGCCATGCCTTTCGCCACAGCCTCGACCAGCGGGTTATCGGTCATGGGCGTGTTCCTTTCCAGTCCCTTCGCAAGTTCCGCAAGGGATGGGGCGACCCTTCTTGTCCAATGCGTCGTACCAGCCGCTACCGTTACAGGCGTAGCATTTGACCGGCTGATACTTCGGCACGATGCAGGCTTTACGCTTCATCACCCCTCCCCTCCCCCATGCGCGCGGGCGCGAAGGCGTTTGCCGATAATCCGTAAAGGTCGCGGGACAAGGGTTCTGTCATTCTCGAGGATTGGCGGCCGCTTGGCATATGTGCGATCCGCGAGCGCAAGTAGCTTATTCATGGGCCGACCTCTCGCAAATGCGACCATATGCTAACACCAGGGCGATGCCGCCCCAGAAGCCTACAACGCCGATCTCTTGCATTACGTGAATGGCGCACAGATTTCCGACGATCATGCACACGACCGTCATCACCGCCCACATAATAAGAAGCCGCTCCAACACCGTTATGAAGCGAACCGTTCTGGCTTGGTCTTCGTCCAGCTTATTCATGGCCCTGGCTCCTGATGGCGGTGGCAGGGTCGCGGAGGAAGCCTGCCTCATGGAGTGCGGTGATTGCAGGGTAGCATTGCTCAGGCCGCATGAAGCGATCCCTTGTCGCCTCGAACATGATGCGTGCCGCCTCGGCTAGATCCATCTCCCGCTCCTGTTGCGCCTTCTCGGCTACTTGGCGGTGGCGGGCGAAGGCTTGGACGAGGGGCCAGCCATCAGCGCGACCGTTTATGATGCCATCAAACATCATGTGCGAAGTGTGCGATCCGTCGTCAGGAATAGTCCCGGCAGCAGCATCCCGATCGCACTGCTCGACCTTCACGTCAGTCATCAGTTTTCGTCCCCAATGGAGAGAAATTCCCAAGCCAAATCTTCTGGCGTGCTGCTCGAGCGGTAGTTCATATAGAACGTCGCCTCATGGGCCGCATAAGCGTAGAGGTCAGGATCCACCGGCTGTGATGCGTGCTTTATCACGACATCGGTGAACCGCTTGACGAACTCGTCGTACTTGATCTTCTCACCCACCGCTCTTCTCCCGCAGGATGTGGTCGCGGACCTTTCGTCCGGCCGGAGTAAGTCTCCAGCGCCAGCCGGGGATCATTGAATTACCCCACGAAAACTGCTTCGGCTTTTCGACCAGCCCTTTGCCATGATCCCTTCCCCACCAAAGCGAATACGCATCAACCCTCGCTGGCCCAGGTGCGCCCTCGTCGGTCCATTCAGTGGGGTGAATTTTCACCAACGCTCTACGGCTTGCCCTCGTCAGCCCAGCCGCGACGCGCGCGATTTCGGTGGGGTCGGTCATGAGGTGGCTCCATGCATCGCGGTGATTGATTGCTGTGGCGGCGGTGACCAGTTTGTCGGTCCTCAGAGATTGCGGTCCAGCGGCAACCATGGTCTTCGCGTCGGTGTTGATTAGAAATTACTGCTGCTCATCGCCGCCTCCGAGGGCTTTGCGGGCGGGGGCTGGCGGCATCTCACACGCGTCAAAGGCGCGCAGGACTTTGCGGGCCGCTGCCGCTTCAGGCGCGTTGTGGTGCGGCGTGTTGGCTAGGTACGCCTCCAGATCACGAAGAGCATCAGCCACCGGGAAGAACGTCTCTTGGAGCATCGTCACGGACTGGTTCGCCCATTTGATAGCCAAATCCCGATCCCGTTCCAGCCGCGCGCTTTCCTCCGTGAGGGTTTCGAGGGTGGTGGCGGCGTGCAGACGGTTCCACCAGTCCATGACGTTGTAGGCCCAGCCGCCAAGCCTGCGCTCGTCCAGCATACAGCCCTTGGAGTCCCGCATGGACAGGCTGTTGCGGCACCGGATGTAATATCCTGCGCCAAGGCCAGCGTCACTGATGACGGCGCTCCCACCGCACAGCTTGCATGGCAAGCATTGGCTCTGCGCATCCAACATCTGTTCGTGATCGTTCAGATCCCGGCGCTCTTCCCGCAGCCGCTCGGTCAGGTCGGTCATGCTGCTCACAGCCCAATCTCCCATGCTTTGATACCGCGCAGTTCGACTGCCTTGCTGGCACGCGCGATTTTCTGTTCAGCGTTACGGACGCGCAGTTTCAGCAGGTCAGTGTCGCGGTTAACGTTGCCGCTGTTGCGGATCAGCGAGACAACCAGCTCCCATGTCGGGCCGTCCTTATCGCGGTAAGGCGCCTGGATGACTGTCGAAAAAGTGCCGTCATGATATTCGATCAGACCAGCCCAGTCCGGCACCTCATCCTTTTTTAGGAGACCGGCCGGGGTGACGTAATAGAACTGGTCGCTGAACAGTCGGGCCTCGCGCTGCTTGACCGCATTGTCACGGCGGAAGTCCGCGCGGCTGATCTTCACCTCATATGCGCGCGCCTTGAACCCTGCCGACGAATTGGCGCTGATGGTCCACAGGTCGCAACGACGCGCGCCCTGGCAGAATGCAAGCTCGGTAGCCCAGATCGCATCGCCAAGCGATTTGATCAGCGCCTCAGTGATTTGCTGCGCGAGAGGGAGCACGTCGTCGCTCATACTGTCTGCCCCTTGTTGAGGCGGGAGAGCAGCGCGGTCATCTGTTTGTCGCTGGCGGCGTCAGCTGCAACGATGGCGGCAACACGCGCTTGATCCGCAACCTTGCGACGGCGGTCATTCTCGCCTCGAATGCCGGTGAGCGCTTGGCAGATTTGGTCCGCTTCCTCCTTTGAGGCCGCGACGAGCAGGACCTGTTCGCGTCGGATTTGCTTTCCAGCCCAGATACCAGGCGCCTGCTTAAGCTTCACAAGCTTGGCGGTCACTGCCGACGCCTCAGCCGACCAAAAGTGGCCCCAGCTATACGACGTGCCTTCGCGGATGACGACGATACTTCCGGGCGTGATGCTCACCGACTCGGGAAGGCCATCGCCAACCCGCTCCGGGACTATTCCGTGGTTTTTCATGCCACTTTCCTCATGCGCTCAGGAGTAGTCAGAAGCCGGATCGCCTTGCGGATCGGCTCGGCATACGACTGGAGTTCACGCAGGCCAGTCAGTTCGCGGCGGCTCTTGATGAGGTGCGCGATTGCCGGTGTCAGCGAGAACCACTCACCATGCAGGCGATCCTCAGCGTGCGCCTTGTGCAGATCCGCCTCGCATAGCGTCGTACCTTCGATCGCGGCCCAGACCACCAAGGGGAATGGGCACATGGATTGCAGCTTTGCCATTCGGGATGAGAAGTCGCGGGTAAAGCCGATCTTGATGGGGCCGCTTGCCGGTCCGACAAAGTAGACGACCCCATACGATGCGTTCGGTCCGCGTTCCCGCCGGATATGGCCTGCCCAACCCTCAATTCGCTTCGGGTCTTTTTCTTCATAAATCACCGGCATGGCGACCTCGTTTTGGTTAGACACCAGTGCTGGGACACGAGGCAGGCTATCACCGCAAAAAGGGCTGCCAGCTATGTCTAACGCGCTGATTCCAGGACTTTGTTGTGCACCCGGTCGCGCCTCCATACAAGTCAATTCTTCCTCCTGTTTTCAGGCATTTAAGGGATTGGTTAGACTTTTGTGATTTGTGGGTTAGACGTTTGAGCCTCCCACTCTGACAAAGCCCGGATAGCGGCGTCCGCCATGCGACGCTGATTCGCGGCGGCTGTGTAGCGCGCGACCTCATCGTCCTTGCTATGGCCCGAAACCGCCTTCATGTGTTGATTCGTCACACCAAGCTCAGCCATGCGCCGCATCGTGGCTTTGCGCAGGCCGTGGGCAGTGCACTTAGGCAACCCGGCCGCGTCACACTGTTCCCGAAACCAGTTGCCGAACCCGGCATTGGTAAAGGGCCGGTTCCAGCCGCTCAGCAAAAAATACTCATGGTTGTGCGGCGGCATTGCCGTGATAGCTTCCAGCAGCTGGGGCGCCAGTGGGATGCCAAGTACCTTGTCTGTCTTAGTCTGCGTGAAGTGGATATAGCCGTTGACGATGTTGCTCCGCCCGAGGTGAATGGCGTCAATCCGGCGCTGACCGGTCCAGAGCATCAACTCCATTGCTAGACGCGGCTTGGTGCCCAGATGATGATATCGCCGATACTGCTCAATGTCAGTCTCAGTCCAAGTGTAGAAGCCCTCTGATCGCTCCTCTTTCGAGGTCTTGACCCGATCGGCGTCGCGCGCCGGATTGTCGCTAATCATCCGGATCTTCTTGGCGAAGTCGAATAGTCGGATAAGCTCCTTGCGCAACCGGCGTGCAGCCTCGACGCCGCCTTCGATGCGCTTGCCAACCTGTTTTTTAATCCGCTTCTCAGCAATGATCGTGTCGATATGCTCGAAACGGACGCCTGCGACGGGCCATGTCTCGCGTCCCTCACGGAATTTGCAGATAATTGCCCGGATCTTGGCTTGCGTTGTCAGTGTCGGCCCCAAGCGAGCGGGCACGGCCATATACCGTGTCGTCAGCTCACCGATCGAGCCAGCCGGATAATCCTCACGCTGCAGTATGCCATGCTTAGGCGCTGCGGCCTTCGCTTCCGCGTACGCGCGCAGGAATTCCTCAGAGCCAAGCTCTCCCGGTAAATAACGGCTTGGGTAGCCCACACGGCGGAACCGATAGCGCTGCTTACCATGACGGTCCTTGAATACCGTCACATAGTCGGGGAGGTATGATCGCTTTTTTCTCACTGCTTCAACAAGCTATCCCAGGGGTTTTCATTCGTGGCAGGTGCGCCGCCCTCTCGCTGGATTAGCACATTGCCTAGCGCATCGATCTTGACCGCTCCGACACGGATGCCAGCGGCTTCCATACCTTTGAGGACGCGGGCGACATCGGCCTGCCGTATGCGTGCTGGTGCGGTCATTCCCTCCCTCCCCTCAACCGTTCCCGAACCTCAGGCGTATCGCCACCGAGTTGCCAGGTGCGACCCGTCACAGGGTCGCGGTATTCGGTGGCAGCAAGCGGCGTGCCTCCTCGAATGACCCTGAACCCGGCGTCGTCGTACCGAACCGCCCGCTTCTCGCTCATCGCGAAACCGGAGGCGGTCATGCGGCGGCCCTCTCGCAGGCAGGGTCGATGATGATTTTCGGCCATTTGCCCCGGAATCCCGGCGGCGGACCGACATCATCGGGGTCGATACCTTCCTCGATCATCTGCTCGACCGCGTCGGCAAGCCGCATGTCATGCCGATGCCAGCAATCTTCCCACTTCTCCGGTCCCCACTGAGCCCAGATGGCCTCGCGGCCCTCCTGCTTGGTCATCTCAAGTTCGAACGCCAGCGACTGCCGCCATTGCGTGACATAGCCCGGCCACCAGCGCGTCAGCTTCCCGCCGCAGTCCTTGTCGATGTACCGCTCGATGCAGATCCGCACCTCGTCAGGATCGCATGTCGGGATGCCGAAGCTGCGAAAGCCTGTCTCGGACCAGTACGCTGACCCAGGTCCGCCGATCGCATGGGTGCAGAAACCACCGGCGATGACGCTGGGGACGCCGCGAACCTCGATCTCGAATGGGTCGGGGTCGCCATCATAGACGCGGATTGCTCGACCGCAGGCGGCGCGGGTCAGCACCTCGCGAATTTTGCGCATCGCACGCGGCGGAGCGACCACGAGTGGCGGCGGCGTGGCGGTGAACAGATCGTACTGCATCACTTCCGCCCCTCCCCGTGCGAGAGGGCGGCCGGATCGAACTTCGACGGCCAGAAGTCGCACGACGTGAAGGCCTTGCGGACGGCTCCGAACAGGCCGTCGCAGCGCTTGCCGTGCCGACAATCGGCACAGGTCGTGCCGGCGGGCAATTTCCGCTCGGCAGCATAATTTGGCTCAGCCATGGTCAGCCTCCCGTCGAGCGAGAATGTCGGTGAAGGCATCGAGATCAGCTTTCGTGTCGATCAGCCAGCCCGGCATCCCGTGAAGGGTTGCATCATCACCGTAGTGATTCAGCGCGCATCCCTCGCTGTTCTGCTGCAACAGGGCCATGCTGGTACGGATACAGGCCAACCGCTCCACCTCCCCCGCCGGGACCGCATCGACAGCGGGCGCAAGGTCAAGGATGACATTTTCCAGCGTCTCGACGGAATGCGCTGGCTCGGTCGGACAATCGCCCTGTGAGGCGCGAAGGCGGACAGACGCAATGACGGCGTCGCGTAGCTTATCGAGCATGACGGCCTCCCATCGGGGCTTCACAATGGAAACAGTTGTTCGGCCCGCTCTCCATGCTGGTGTCGACCTGATGCTTGCCGTCCGGCGAAGACGGGCATTCCGCATCAACAGCGGGCGCGGGGGTGGCGGACCGGATCAGGTCGTATTCGCGAAGCCGCTTGGCGATTTCCTCGAATAGCGATTTGCTGGCAGGCAAACCGGCGCGTCCTTTGTCACGCGCCACGCCGTCGATATAGGATGCCAACCCCTCAAGGTGGCTTATGTCGTCGGGCGCATATTCCGGCATAGCAAACGCATCGCCCGCGCGGCTATCGAGGGCGGCGAGGATGGCGCTGATCGCGATTTCGCTGCTTACCAGAGCAATGTCGCCGCCTCGAAGCCCTTTCGGCACCTCGACGCATCCAGCCGATTCCGCCGCCTTGGCAAGGAACTCTATCGCCGCCTCGCGCACAGCATCCGGCGTCTGTCGGGTGGTCATGCTCATTGGACTGGCTCCGACTTGCAACGCATCCAGTGATGCTTGAGCGACTTGTAGGATTTGGCGTCGAGGGCGATGGTCTGCTCCCACTCACCATCAGCGCTGATCAGAACGTCAGCCTGATAATCGCCAATGGCACCCTCGACTTCGACCCGGCCAGACAGCGCGGCGCGGCGCAGCGTCGTGTCGACTGCGGGGCGTCCGCGGGTGAAGATGACGGGCTCGGAATAGTGCGCTTGGTCCCGCCGATCATACCGGATCAGGCGAAGTCCAATCGCTCCCTCGCACAGCGGCTTTCCGGTGTAGCTCATGCCTCTCCCCCATCGCTGGCGTGAGAGGCGGGGATGGCGATCGGGGCTAAGTCATGATGCTGGACTTGATGCCAAGTCAGCTCCGATCCAGTACAGAACCGCTCTCCGCATTCGCAGACGTGAGGCTTGAACTGATGGTCCGCGACAATCCCTTCGGCTTCCCGCTGCATCGATGGGCGCTCGGTCACCTTGCCAGCGTCGGCGTCGCCAATCTGGACGGCCTGTGTCGCCTTTCCGACCGCGACCGGTCCCTTATCCCCGGTTGGGGACCGGTGACGGAAAGCCGCTTCCGAACCGCCACGATCATGTTTGCCATGCAAGTATGACCAGATCATAGCTTTGGTGATTGCTGGCGGGTCATTTTCTTCCTGAGCCAATTCGGTAAGCCTATGGATGGCTCGGCGGACATCGTCAGTGTCCGGTTCAAGAGCCTGCTTTTCAGGGTCGGCCATCAGCGCCTCATGCACCCTATCGCGGGCGGCTTTTGCCTCCTCCCACATCGACCTGACGCTACCATGCAGGGTAACCAAGTGCAGGTCGCTGCGGGCACGCTCCAGAGCCTTGCGTAACCGCTCGACCTCGCACCCCTCCCCCTGGCGGATCGCGTCTGCGGAGAGGGTCGTTGACGCACCGTAATGCGCGAGCATCATGCAGAAGTTTGCCACATCGACAGGATCACCTTTGGCGACATGCTCATGAAGCAATGTGCGCAGGTAGTCTGTGCTGCACTGGGCAGGATCATCCCAGCCGCCCCGGCCTTTCGCACGGGCCGCAGAAAGCTTTGCTTTCATCTGCGTCGCGAACCGGTTGACCGCCTCATCATCAGGATGACCCAAACGGCTTTCAAGAGAGGCGATGGCTTGCCGCATCAACGGGTCGAGCTCCCGAGCCAGTTGCTCCAGATCGTCCAGCATCTTGGCTTCCCGATCCGTGCCGCGATCCCGCCCATGGAAGGCAAGCGTCAGCACCGCGAATTCTAGCCCCTTCTGTAGCGCCTCCCGATCCATCGCGGGCGGGGCGGCGCGGGCGGCAATGCGATGTTGTGCGACAAGCTGAATGGCGGTGTGCCCATCGTTCGGCAACTTCACAGCGTAACCGCGGGCACCGGAGATAATCGCTTCAGCGACGGCGCGGTCTTCATCGGTCACGGGTGCCAAGTTCGCACTTTCGTTCACATCAGCCACGGGCATCACTCCATTTCTGCTCGGCACGCGCGACGATGGCGATGCAGCGAGCACAGTCTTGCGGGGTAACGGACGACGGGGTTTCGCAGAGGTGGGTCATGCGGCCTGCTCCCGTTCCTTCTTGGCTTTGGCGGCCTTGGCTTCGATCTTCCGGCGTGCATCACCACGCGCGAGACTGATGGCGTCGGAGAGATACTTGGCGCGGGCAAAGCCTTCTTGCCCACCCATGGTGACGGTAGCGCAGAGGCAGCCGTCGCTCATGTCGGTGTCGGGGCCGTGGGTGCCGACCGAGACGACTACAGCGCCGTCTCCAGCCTCGCGCAGGGCCGCCAGATGCACGCCGATCGCGTTGATCTGATCACGCGTCATTGTGGTTCTCCCCCATGTCCTCAACCCCGCCGTGCTGGCTGCTCAGAGATTGCGATCCAGCGGCAACGCGCTTCTCACCAGCGTTGGGGTTGTCGGGGGTGGGGTCGAACGCGAGGACAGCCTTGCGCGCATCGAGGTCAGCCTGAAGCTGCTCACGGAACGGTGCCATGGCCTTCGACACCCAGACGTTCTTCAACGCGTCCAGATCGGGCGCGTTGGCGATGGCGTTTCGTGCTTGGTCGATCGCGCTTGCTTCGACCTTCAGCGGCTGAATGGTCGTCATCTTGCGGCTACCCTTCTTGTCTTGAAGAGCGATCACAATGGGCGCGGTGATGTGCGACATATGGCTGATGCGGATGCCGCCCACCTTCATGCCGCCCCAGGTGACGCCGGGATCAGTGTAAAGCGTGACCGAGCGGCCCCGATACACATTGGCGTCGGCACCCCACGCTGCCACAAGGATGCGGCTGACGGTCTTGCACGGCCGGAAATACTTGTTGCTGCCCGCCAGCTTGATCTGCACGGGCTGCTCGGTGCCGGGACGGATCTGCACGTCCTCGATGGTGAAGGTGCGCGGGCCTTCCACGAAGTCATCCGCGTTCCACTGGTCGCTCTTGGCGACGATGACGGCGCTCATGTCGTTCACAGATGCATCTCCTGTTCAATGACGCGCTCGGTCGGGCACCAGCGAAAGGCACCGGACTGGAGGCGATGATGATATTCTTCGACGGCTTCGGTGACCCGGCGTTCGAAGTCCTGCGCAGCGGCGATGATCGCCTCCTGGCGCTCGGTGCTGCTTTCGTACGGCAGGATGACCATCGGCATTCCGCCCGAGTACGAGACGTAATCAATGCCATCGCGCTCGGTAGCGATCAGGCCGCTGTCCAACTGCAGGATGTGCTCGTCAGGGATGCCCTGCACGATCGTCTGCAATTGCAGCTTCTGACGGCGCGACTTCGCTTCCATCAGCCAGTCAGCGCGAACTAGCGCATCAGGCGAATAGCCCAGCGTGAAGCCGTGGCGGTTGTTCGTGACGAAGCCGCATGTTTCAACGCCTTCGACCATCTCGGAATAGGCCAGGCGCGCCCGAACCTCGTCCTCATGGCCGCGCAGCATGTCGTCACCGATGTAATGCGGCTCGACGTAGCCATTGACCCGCTGCGCCGCTAATTCCCACACATGCGCACGGGTTTTGTCATTGTCGGCAGGCTTGAGCGTCTTGGGGCTGATGATCAGCTTCATTTCACTGGCAGTCAGCAGACCGCAGCGCGCTTTCAGCCATTCCTCGGAGCCCTGATCGAAATTCGCATGAATGACGATGTGCGGCTTGTCTTCGGGGCTATGGGTGCCGAACGGGATCACGACGCCGCCAACCCCAGCGCGAACCAGGCCATGGCACCGATCGCGATGAACCCAGCCAGCACGCCAAGCAGGTTGGCGACCGTGAACCGGGTCACTTCCCAGACGACGCCGTGCTCATCCACGAACCGTCCCTCCGCCCGCTCCCGCTGCGCATCGGTCATATGCGACTGCACCGTGTGGTTGCGGCCGATCAGGGTGATGCTGCGCGGGGTCATGCCGCCTGCTCCTCAGTCAGCGCAGCAAGCTCTGCCTTCAGGTCGGCAATCCGCTTGACCTTGATCTCGTCTGCGCGACCGGCTTCGTCAGCCTTGATCGCCAGCGCCTTCTCGACCTTGCCAGCCAGCGTCCGGTCTTCAGGAACCCAAAGCGAGGTGTGCTGGACACCGCGGGGCGTAAAATAGCTGACCGACGAGCTATCCCATCCACTGTGCAGGCTGGTCATGATAACGCCGCCATCAGCGACAGCCTTGATAAGGATTTGCTCAGCCGCGTTCAGGGTGTCGCGGTCTTCCTGGCTCAGGGTGATCATGCTCCCGCCCCCACCTGCTTGAGAAGGCGCGACTGGAACTGACCATTGGGTCCTCGCACCGGCTCATACTTGCGCTTAAGAGCCGTGTTCAGATTGCTCAGCGTCGTGATCTTGATCGACTTCTCGGAAAGGTCGTCCTCCAACGCGAGGATCATCCTTGCCTTCTGTGCATCCCGTTCGTTGGCAGCCTTAAGCTGGACTTCCAACCGCGTGATCCGCTCCAACAGACCAACCTCAGTCAGCATATGCGCATCCATTGCGCGGTCGTGCGTGGACTTACGAATGAACATCATGCGTCCTTTCCGGTGGCGAGGGTGATGGCTGCGCGGGCGTAATCGCAGCGCTCGTTGTCGATCATGGCGCCATGGTTGTTGGCGTGCTTGCGCAGGTCTTCGATCTCTTCGACCGCTTGGATCAGCGCCTCCAGCAGCGTCGGGCTGGCTGCGATCAGGCGGGCGTTGGCGTCGAGCATGTGAGCGTGGCGCCAGTCAGGGGTCGCCTCCATGACGATGGCGACATCTTCTCCGCTCTCTGCACGTATGACCGTCCAACAAATGCCGTCTTCTTCTTGGGGGTTCTCAGCCGACCAGCTGCTATCGTTGGTCTGCTCCCACTTCCCCGGCGTGAAACCATGCTCAGCCATCACGACCGCGCTCCTTCTGCGAGGTGCCAGGACACCCCGGCGATGTTGTAGAAAGCGGCGTCGAACTCGCGCTCCAGTGCCTCGACACGGGCGTCCAGTTCGTCAGCCAGCGACAGTTGCGCGTTGGTCGGGTCGGTGCCGTACATGTCGGCATCCAGCGACGCCCGGCGCTGCTTGGTGGTGGCCAGATCCATGACCAGCGCGGGCAGCGAGCGCGTCAGGGTGAAGACTGCGGTTGCCATCACATATCCTCCTGCGGCAAGGCATGAGAGAAGCAGCGGACGCCAGCGGGCGTGTCGTACTTGGCAATGACTTTGCAGCCTGGGTGGCCGCACTTGGGCCGTTCAATGCGACGCTGGATACCGCGCACGGGCTGAGCCCAGACGCGAAGCTTTTTGATGCCGTCACGCTCCATCTGAGCGGCGCCATGAAAGCCGTCCATCACAGCCCCACCTTCGTCACGCGCCCACCAGCAATGGCGAACAGAGCGTCCGTCATGGCTTCGGGGCTGTAGTGGTAGAAAGGCGATACGATCGGCTTGTCGCCAACGATCGCCCGGCACTCGGTCAGCGTGCGGTTACGGTTTGCCGCCCGCTTCTGACCCACCACGTCCTGCGCGGTGATTGCGGTGTGGGCGGTCATGCCTGCACCACGCGGTAGGCGATGATGCGGTGTTCACCGGCCGACAGCAGCCAATTGCTGTCATCCTCGGAGCCATCCCCGTTCCACCATCCAGCGAATTTAGGGAACCTATCCGTAGCGTGCGGACGGCGCGTCAGAACAAGCGTGTCGGCAGGGACCGGCATCGGTCCTCCGTCATGTTCGATCCAGTCCGTCTGATTTTCCTGGGGCATGTCCACCTCCGTTGATGGAGGTGATAATGCGGAAACCGTATGGCATAGTCAATACGTATTCCGCATGAATGACAAAAAAATTATCGACCCGGATCCGGCCTAAGTCGGATCAATCTAGGAAAAATCCTCGATTGATAATCTGCGTCAATGAGAACATATTGAGAACATGGAGAACACAAGACGAGTCGCAGCTTTGCCCCAACCCGCCTGCGTGACTGGCTGCGACCCCTGTTCTGCGGTCTGCGCGGCTAAGCGCTTGATGCTCGCGGCGTGGCTTAGTGAAGTGGAGGTACTGCGGCTTGAGCGACCGCCTCTAGCGCATCCTGGCTGGCATGAATGGCGGGACGCTCTGCAATCTGCCGAAGGTATCGTGACAAGGCTGACGCGAGAGGTCGAGCAGGCAACTCCCCCCGCTCAGACCGCGCAAGTCTCGCTATTTCCTGCACAATCGGCGCCAGCAGTTCTTCATTAAGGTATACCGGCTGCGCCATCGGTGCCGCCTTATCCTCAAGCTTGTAATGCTCGATAAGCTTGCGGCCTTCCTCATAGGTCAGGTCGCGCAGCTTTTGCGATCGCGGATCCGGGCTATATAGCCGGGTGGCATTCGGCTGGCTGATGCCCAGCACCTTTCCCAGTTCGGTGCGTGTGACGCCCCGCTGGTCAAGAACACGAAGAATTTCGGTTGCCGTAAGCATGCATTCGCACTCGCTCAAAGGTGAGCAGGGCGCAAATACGCTATACGTATTTCCTATTGCATGGGTCATGCGGAATACGTATAGTTTGCCGTATGATGACGGCTGCTGAAATCATCGACGCCCTTGGAGGCGCTACGGCGATCGGTCGAGAGATCGGCGCTCCCACAACCACCGTTCATGGCTGGAAGCGGACTGGGTCGGTGCCCGCCTGGCGGGTTGCTGCGTTGGTCGAGCTCGCCAAGCGCCAAGGCAAGAGCATCACCGCTGATCATTTGTCTGACGGACGCAAAGGCCGCGCAGCATGAGCCCGACCCTCACCGTCGACACGGACAGCGAGCCGGGCAGCTGGGAGCGCGCCATCGCACGCGGCTGCGGGCCGCAAGCGACGGACACCGCCTGCGCCACCTGTGGTGATCGCCTCTGCGGTTGCACGGATACTCAATGGGCTGCTCGGTCTGTCCATAATGGGCAGCCTCTAGCCGAACGGGGGCAATGAGATCATGCCTCGCAGCACCGATCGTGTACAGAATATCATTTCGCGTCAGGAACACATGTTCCGGCTTGCGGAGCGCGACTACGGCCTGACCATCGCCATGCTGAGCGCTGAGACAGGCATCAGCAAGAACACGATGCTGATGTGGAAGAAGGACACGGCGATGCCAGCCTACGCGCTGGTGTTGCTGTCGGCCATCATTCCCGATGAGTTGACCTCGCTCATGTATGAGCCGGTCGGCAAGCACATCGGCAGCGACGGGGCGGAAGACGACGGCGATATCGACGCCTTGGTCCGCGACTGTTCGCGCTACACCGCTGAGTATCTGAGCGCCGATAAGCCGCGCACGCCTCAGCAAATCGCCAATCTTCAGGACATTGCACGACGCATTGGTGGCGTCGCTCGGAGGGTTTCTCATGGCTGATCTATCGGACACGCTTGCCGAACGCGGCTCACGCTACGGCGAATTCATCGAGCACGCCAAGATCGCGCAGGCGTTGCAGATGATTATGCACGGCAGCGCGGCGCATCATGGCGAGATAATCAAAACGCGCTGGGACAACCTTGACGCAGACATGCGCCAGGCACTGACGACGATCGCTGACAAGATCGCACGCATTCTCAATGGCGACCCGGCCTACATCGACAACTGGCATGATATCCAAGGCTATGCTCGGCTGGTCGAAAAGCGCCTGGAGGCGTCGGCATGAAGCGCACTTGGACAGACGAAAACGTTACCAAGGCCCGCGATCTGGTCGCGGCTGGCGCATCAGCGCAGCAAGTAGCGGACGCTCTAGGCCTGACCCGCCGCGCCACGCTACTGGCGGCCTCACGGATCGGTTTCGGCACCTGGCAGACAAAGCCCGGCCGCGTCACTGAGGAAGCGCCAGACGACTTTGCGGAGATGTGGAAGCATCACACGCACCGCGAATTGGCGGCGCATTACCGGTGCCGTCCGTCAAAGATCAGCCGCTGGGCGCATTCGCTTGGGCTCGGTCGCAAGCGGGGTGAGCAGATTGCAGAGCGTCGCACACCTCCACGTCGCCTCCCCCGCACGGTCGACAAGCAAAGTTTCGTCATACCTGTGCGGCCCGAAGGCTATCAGCGCGACATGTCGGAAGCTGGCCAAGCCGCTGACTTCATGCGCCGCGATCGCCGGGTGTTCCGGTGCGACCTGAACGGCAACCAGAACGCCAAGGGCAAATACTGGATGTGCGGCATCGTCTGGATGACGGATGCGGAGCTGATCGAGCGTGCTCGCTCCAAGGGCTTCCGGGCCGTGCGGTGGGCGGCATGAGCGGATCCTGTCCTGACTGCGGCAAGCATATTGTCCGCCCTCGCTATGCTGGTCAGCCTTGCCGGTCTTGCGCCTCAAAGCGCATCCATCAGAACCCGGAATACGCAGCAAAAATTCAAGCCACGAAACTGCGGCCAGAAATGCGGGAAGCCGCGCGTATAAGGCTGCATACGCCGGACTCTATCGCCAAGCGCACTGCAAGCCTGTTGAGCGCTGTACCGGCCGAGTATCGGCCGCTCTACCTATCGCTTCGGGAATATGGAAACCGTCAGGAGCGGATCGCCATGGTCCGTGACCAGATGCGTAAAGACGGGGTGGCGGCATGAATCGCCCCCGCACGATGGACGCTGCTCAGGGCAAGTGGACCAACATCCTATCACTGTTCGGCATGGAGCGGTCGTTCCTGTCCGGCAAGCACGGCCCCTGCCCCATGTGCGGCGGGACCGATCGCTTCCGCTATGACAACAAGGAAGGGCGCGGCACCTTTTTCTGCTCGAACTGCGGCGCGGGCAACGGCATGGATTTGGTCCAGAAGCTGAAGGGCTGGGACTTCAAGACCGCTGCCGCTGAGATTGACCGCATCGTGGGCAACTGCGAATTCCAGCCGTCGAAGCCCGCCATGGACGATGCCAAGCGAAAGCGGCTGCTCAACGACCTGTGGCAGTCCGGCCGCGTCATCTCGCGTAACGACCAGGCCGGTGCCTATCTTGCGTCTCGCAGCCTGCCGCTGCCCGCCAATCGCGCCGCGCTACGCTTCGTGCCCACGACGCGGGCCACGGACGGCACCGATCGCCCGGCAATGGTTGCGATGGTGACCGGGCCCGACGGTATGGCCGCCAGTCTCCATCGCACCTTTCTAGGCCCTGAGGGTAAAGCCGATATGGATATGCCACGCGCACTCATGCCCGGCACCATTCCTGACGGCTGCGCGGTTCGGCTGTCGGCCGTTCACGGTCACCGGCTTGGCATTGCCGAGGGTGTCGAAACTGCACTGGCGGCGTCGGTCCTCCACGACATGCCGGTATGGGCTGCAATCAACGCGACAATGCTGGCGAAGTGGAAAGCACCCGAAGGTGTCACAAAAGTCGTCGTGTTTGGCGATAACGACGCCAAGTTTGGTGGCCACGCTGCAGCATATGCCGTCGCTCACCGGATCGCTTGCCAGAAGGGCATGACGGCCGATGTCAGGATCCCGTCGCGCGTCGGCGCCGATTGGGCTGATATGCTGGTCCACCATCGTCACGAGGTGGCGCTGTGAGCCGGTTTGCACGTCGCGTCATGCCTACCAAGGCTCCTACTGCCGCTGATCGCAAATTTGCGATGTATCATTTTCTGGGCTTCGCTCGACCTGACAAGGTTGCTGCGCACACACCCGAAAGTCTTGCCGCTGCATACCAGGTCAAGATCGAGGTCGCGCGCGAAGCCCTCCAAAAGTTCGGGAGGCTTGTATGAACGCGTTCGCCATGATCGACGCTATGGAAGCGCCTGCCAAGGAAGTGTTGCACCCGGCTATCTACGTCGAGCCGAAGGACCGCAGCCTGGAGAGCGAGGACAGCCGCCAGGCCACGTTCGTGGCCACCATGCGCCGTACTGCAAAAGCATGCCGGGTAATGGCGGTGCCGAACGGCGCGAAGCGGTCGCACTGGGAAGCTGCCAAGGCCAAGCGCGAAGGTATGGCGCCGGGTGAGCCTGACACGGGGATCAGCTGGGCAGACGCACCAACCGCTCGCATCGAGTTCAAGAACGGTCAGAAGATGCCGTCCGAGGACCAGATTAAGACGCTCAATTGGTATCACCTGCGCGGGCACCCCGTAGCGGTCTGTCGGACCGCTGAGGGTGCAATCGCGTGGCTGGCGTCCATCGGTGCGCCTGTGAGGCAGGTGCGGGATGGACGATGAAATGATCCCCGACGATCACATCGCCCCTGTCGAGGCCTATGCCGACGATAACATCGTCACGTTCCCCGGTGCTCAGCCGATTGAGGTATCGGAAGACGCGATCGCGCTAGAGTTCACGCGGCAGCACCGGGACACGCTGCGCTTCGACCATAATGCTGGCAAGTGGTATCAGTGGCAGTTCACGCATTGGACGTCGACAGATGTGCCGGTCGCGTTCCACTTCGCTCGTGAGATCGGCCGCAGGCTTGGTTCAGGCAAGAAGTCGACGTGCAAGGCCTCGGTGGCTGGTGGGGCTGAGCGCTTCGCTCGTGCTGATCCTGCACACGCCGTCACGTCTGATGTCTGGGACAATGATCCATGGTTGCTGGGCACGCCCGGCGGGACGCTGGACCTGCGCAACGGTAAGATGCACGCACCGCGGCGCGATGAATTCATCACGAAAGTCACCGGCTGCAAGCCGGACAGCAAAGCGCCCGAGCGCTGGCTGAAATTCCTTGATGACGCCACGAATGGCGACAAGGCGATGCAGGTCTACCTTCAGCGGATCGCGGGCTATTGCCTGACGGGCTTGACGACCGAGCATGCCCTGTTTTTCATCTACGGGCCGGGTGGCAACGGCAAGTCGGTCTTCCTGAACATCCTCGTCCATATTCTTGGCGATTACGCGATGTCAGCCCCCATGGACACGTTCACCTCGTCCAAGTTTAATAGCCACCCGACAGAGCTGGCAATGCTCAAGGGCGCCCGTCTGGTGACCGCCAGCGAGACCGAGGAAGGCCGGTCATGGGCGGAGGCACGCATCAAGGCCCTGACCGGTGGCGACCCCATCACGGCACGCTTCATGCGCCAAGACTTCTTCACCTATCAGCCGCACTTCAAGCTGCTGTTCGCGGGCAACCACCAGCCCAGCTTATCCAGTGTCGACGCGGCCATGCAGCGCCGCTTCAACATGATGCCCTTCGTCCACAAGCCCAAGCAGCCCGACCACATGCTGGAAGAGAAGCTGAAGGAGGAAGCCGGGCGCATCCTGAATTGGGCTTTGCAGGGGTGTCTCGACTGGCAGCAACATGGTTTGGCGCGCCCGGAAAGCGTGACTGAGGCGACGAACGACTATTTCGCAAATCAGGACCTCTTGGGCCAATGGATGGATGAGCGCTGCGTCGTCAGCGCCGGTCAGTGGGATCAACCCGGCACTCTGTTCAAAAGCTGGGCCGACTTCACCCGTCAGTCCGGTGAAGAGGCGGGAACGGCAAAAACCTTCCGTAGCCTATTGGAAAAGCGCGGTTTTCCGTGGAGCCGATCGAACGGCATTCGCAAGCACACTGGGATCAGCGTTCGGACCGGGAGTGCCGATAGTGACGGGTAGTGCCGCATTCTCTCATTACCCCTTACGCGTGTGCGCGGGTGTGGGGAAACAGGCAGTGCCGTTGAAAGTGGCACTAAGCGGCACTGTTGCTGTTTCGGAGGGCTTCTGATGTCCCTCCAGCGCCTCATCCTCGACGCCCTCAAGGACCCCGACCTGCGCCGCAGAGCCCGCGCACGACCGGCCGCTGCGGCACAGCACTACCGCATCCCCGAGCACCGGCTCGCGGATTACCTCAAATTTATCCCGGAGAACTGACATGAAGCATAATCTGTATAGCGCAACTGACCGTGTTGATTCCCCGTACAGCTCGCATCTGAACCAGGAGGGATACGGTCTTGGCAACATGGTTGGTGCTGCAGCCTCGCTCGGTGGAACGCCTGGCGTCATGGACAACCTGGGCCGCCTCATCAACGAACTGAGCGAAATCAACAAGCGATCGCTCGAACTGGCTGAGCGCATTGGTGGGGCAAGCGACCCCGAGTGCGGTCCTGATTGCGCGGAAAACGAGCCGGCCAACCTTGCTGGCATGACGCGGACCTTGTTGCGGATTGCTGGCGACACCAACGCTCGGCTGAGCCGCTGCCTTCGCAATCTCTGATTACCTCAAGATGATGGGAGAAGGTCAGTGATCGAACATGAAATTCAGCCCCGCAGCGAGGGACTGATTGACTACGCCAACTGCTCATGCGGATGGCAAAGCAATCCATATTACGATGGCCGCGATCTCGCGAAGCAGGAATGGGTGCTGCATGCAGCAGGTGCCGACCTGCAAGACTTCGCCAGCCTGATGGTTGACGAGGTTATTGCGAAGACAAAAATTCAGCTGGATCCGGGGAAAGGTCTATCGGTTGCCGATCAGCGGCTGATGCTCGAACAGCTTATTGTCGAACGGAGACGTAACGCCAAGGCCCTCCCCACCAGCGAGGAGGCGGGGGCGTGACGCGAGGACAGAAGCGCGGCTTAGCGAAGTGGGTCGTCTTTGGGATGATCTGGGGTGCCTCCATGGCGCTTTACGGTCATTGGCGCGATCAACGTGGCTTCGAGCGCGGTGCTTACAGTGCGATCTGCGCCATGGCGATTACTCTTGATGGCAACAGCGCAATCGGTCGCTTTGAGGCCTGCCGCAACATCAAAGATCACAACTGGTACATCGACGGGTTTTCCCGCCGCGATAAGGGGAAGGCAGCATGAAGCATCATATTGACTGCGGCCTGCTCTACGATGACGGGCCCGAGCGCTGCACCTGCCGGGAAGACCGAGCCAAGGAACAGCGGGAACGTATCACCCAGATCGCCATCGAGACAGCGCAGAGGCTCGCTGCTCGGATGGGTGCTGTCTTCGTGCCTCGCGACAAAGGAGACGCAGCATGAGCGGCGACCTGAGCAATGTGATGCAAGCTGAACGCGAGCGTGTCGAGAAGCTGCTTGCTGAAATCTGGTATGACAAAGACCGCTTCGACGCGATCGTGAAATTTGCGGTCGATCAGGTCGAACGCGGCCGCGCCCTGCTGCCCGAGCCGGTGGATGCTGATTTGGTCGAGGCGCGGTCCATCATTGCAGACGCATTCCGCGACTACAGCGGTGATGAAAGCGACGACAACGCCCGCTTGGTCGAAGAAGGTAAGATGGACGACGCAGGCTCGGTCAAGCGGATAGTAGACCTCGCGCACCGTCTTCGCACCCGCGTCCTTGAGCGCGACAGTAGGGAGGGGTGAGGTGAACGCAATCACGACGATGGACGCGCATCTGCCGACCGCATTCACGGACTGGATGCAGACCGGCCGCAGCCTGCTCGAACAACGCGCGGATCTGGACTGGAAGCTTGCGGACTGGATCGCGACCGGCTCCGAGCAATTCCAGTGCGACTTTGACTTCCTGGCGGACGAGCTGGGTATCGCACCGAAGGCGCTGAAGTCCGCTGCTAAGGTGGCGGCAGCGTTCCCCCCACACATGCGGGATACGGCGCTGACATTCCAGCACCACGAAGCCGTCGCCACGCTACCGGCAGACGAGGCGCTGCGTGTCCTGAAGGACGCGAAGGCCGGTCATCTGGACCCGCGCGAAACCCGCATCGCCGCGATCGAGCACAAGGCTGCGATTGAGCAGCGCCTGCCGATGGAAGACGACGATCCAGCGCACCGGCAGCTGACCACGATCCAGCACGCCTGGAACCGCGCGACCCGTTCGGTCCGCCTCGAATTTCTGGAACTCGCAACGGAGGCCAATGGCGGCCTCATCGACGCCTAAGGGAGGGTGATATGACGTTGATGCTCGGACAATCGACCAAGGCGCCGCTGCCACTGCCTGGCGAACCCGGTGAATTTGCGCGCTGCTTCATCGAAGGCGGCTGGAGGAGGCTGGAGAGGGTCTACGGAGCGCGAACCGACCGGCTGGTGGCATGGATGCACCTCGCAGGCGGATCGGCGCTGGATGAGGCTCGTAAGGCGTTTATGCGGACGGGCAAGGTGGAATTGCCGGAGGTGGTCCATGGGCGATAACCGGACAGTACAAAAGGGACCCGGCCGTCCGACTACCTACGACCCCGCCCTTGGCGAGAAAATCGTTGCAATTATGGAAGAAGGGCTGTCCCTTTCTGCCGCTGCTGCGGAATGCGACGTTCATCGTCAGAGGGTCTATGAGTGGGAGGCGGCGCACCCCGAATTTGCGGAGCTGGTCCGGTTGGGTCGGGTAAAACGGCAAGCGTTCCTTGAGCGCCGGCTGCTGAAGGCTGCTGACGGCCCTATCGTCACCTCGTCCATTTTTGCGTTGAAGAATGCGGCGCCGGATGATTGGCTTGAGAAGGCCCACCTTGAGCACACTGGCAAGGATGGTGGCCCGATCAAGCACGTGGACGCCAGCACTGAAAATCTGATCGAAGAGGCCCGCCGTCTTGGCATCGACCCTGCCACTCTCGGACTCTGACCGCGCTGCCCGCGTAGCGCTGCTGACGGCTGTCGTCGCCAAGCGCAAGGCTGAGGCGCTAAAGCCGGAAGGCAAGCTGCTGGACTTCGCGCGCTGGTACTTCCCCGAGCGCGAGGGGATGGAGTTCATTGAGGGGCCGCATCATCGCGCGATCGGTGACACGCTGGACCGTGTGCTGAATGGCGAGATTACCCGCCTAATCATCACCCTGCCCCCTGGCTATACCAAGACCGAGGCGGCGGTCGTCAATTTCATCGCCAAGGGCTTCCACCGCAACCCGAAGTCTCGGTTCATCCATGCGACGTTTTCCGACGATCTAGCGCGGGAGAATAGCGACAAGGTGCTGGGGTTGGTGGCGCTCGACGGCTATCAAGCGGTGCAGGAGGTGGCTGTCAGGGTCGACAGCAAGGCCAAGGACAGGTGGAAGACGACTGCGGGTGGTGGTATGCTGGCAAAGGCTGCTGGTGGCCCTATCACGGGCTTCCGCGCCGGGTACATGGACCGCACGATGTTCACCGGGGCGCTGGTCATTGACGACCCGCTGAAGCCGGACGACGCGTTCAGCCCGACCAAGCGCAAGACGGTCAACCAGCGTGCTACCAACACTTTTCGGTCGCGCCTGGCGCATGATGACGTGCCTATCATCGTCATCATGCAGCGGCTGCACTCGGACGACTTCGTGGGGCACCTGCTGACGGGCGGCACTGGTGAGAAGTGGCACCACCTCAACCTGCCGGTCTTGATCGACAACAGCGAGCCCTACCCAGTCGAGTGGACCCACGGCCTGCCCATTCAGCACAACCTCCCGAATGGCCCGCTCTGGCGCGAGAAGCATGACGCGACGGAGATCGAGGTGCTCAAGGCGGACGCCTACACCTTCGCCAGCCAGTACATGCAACGGCCGGTGTCGATAGAAGGCGCGCTGTTCAACATGGATGGTTTCAAGTGGTGGAAAGATCTGCCCGCGATCGAGTATTATTCGATCTACGCCGATACCGCGCAGAAAACAGGGGAGCGTAACGACTTCAGCGTGATCCAGCTATGGGGGAAGGCTGCCAGCGGGATATACCTGATCGACCAAGTGCGAGGCAAATGGGAGGCCCCGGAGCTTGAGAAGGCAGCCAAGGCATTCTGGGAGAAGCATAAGGCGCTGACGCCACGCGGTTTTAAGGTCGAGGACAAGGCGTCTGGCACGGGGCTGATCCAGTCATTGCGGCGCAACCAGCAAATCCCAGTGATTGGCATCCCCCGCGACAAGGACAAGTACACGCGGGGCCTAGACGCCGCGCCCTGGATCGCGACAGGGATGGTTCACCTGCCCGAGAATCACGAATGCAAGGTGGCGCTGCGTGCCGAGCTTCAGATGTTTGATGGCCTTGGCACCGGCTGGGACGATCAGGTCGACCCGTTGATGGACGCGATCGCCGATATGTTGGGAAGTGGTGGGGGCTACAACCTCGACGCCCTACTGTAACGGCGGTAACTCCCTCGTCCTCCCCGCCATAGCCCAAGCAGTATGGCGTGGATCACCGACAGCTTGACCCGTGCGATCGCAGCGGTAGCCTCGCCACTCTCCCGTTTCGGCAACCGATCCACGTTCGGGACCTACGGGGTCTTTAATTATCAGCTGGCCATCGCCGCCTACCAGTCGAGTGGCCTGCTGCGTAAGGTCATCGCGATCCCCGCCAATGATCGCGTCCGTGAATGGCGCGACTGGCAGGCGGATGGCGATCTGGCGGGCAAGATCGAGGCTGAGGAAAAGCGGCTCGGACTGATCGCCAAGGTGCGCCAGGCGGAAGTCCTTCGCGGCATCGGGGGCGGTGCGCTCATCCTCATCACGGCCGGGGACCATTCGCAGCCCCTCGACCCAGCGACGATCAACGCAGGCGGGCTGGTCGCGGTCAACGTCGTCAGCCGGTGGCAAATCCGGGGCGATGGCTGGATCCGCGAGATTACCGACCCCCGTTATGGAGAGCCGACCCGCTTCCTCATGGATACGGACGGACGATCGGTCCCAATCCACCCCAGCCGCGTCGTGTGCTTCCGTGGGCCCGCCCTGCCGGTCGGCTCGCTGCTTACCGATGAGGAAGCGTTCTGGGGCGATAGCCGCCTGCTGACCGTGCTGCGAGAGGCGGAGAACAGCGACAATGCGCAGGCATGGTTCGCGGCGCTCATCAAGAAGGCCAAGCTGACCCGCGTCGGCATCGGCAACCTCTCCGATCGTGTCGCCACGCCGGATGGGTACTCCAAGATTGCCGCGCGCGTCGGGCTGCTGGCGGAGGGTGAAAACTCTCTGAACGCCAGCGTCTATGACCTTGGCAATGGGGGCGATCTTCCTGCCGAGAAAATCGATGACTATCAGGTGTCATGGAACGGCATCCCGGCCATGATGGACGCTTTCCTCCAGATGGTGGCGACCGTTGCGGACATCCCGTTCACCCGCCTCACCGGCCGATCACCGGCTGGCATGAATGCGACCGGCGCCTATGACGATCAGAACTGGGCAAAGACGGTATCGGCTGGCCAGCAGCTTGAGACGCGGCCGTGCCTCGACCAGATCGACCCCGTCCTGCTGCGGTCCGCTGGCATCACCGATCCGGGCACGGTGTCGTGGAAGTGGGCGCCGCTGTGGGCTCCGACCGAGAAGGAAGACGCGGACACTTTCTACGTCTTCACTCAGGCCGTCGAGAAGCTGCAAGGCACCGGCACTGTCCCAGATCAGGCACTGACCAAGGCGGTGCAGAACACCCTTTCCGATCGCGAAAGCTGGCTGGTCGGCATCGACGCGGCTTTGGCGGAAATTCCCGAACAAGAGCGCTTCGGCCTCATTCCCGAAGACGACGGTTCCGACCCATCTGCCCTCACGCAATCCGGCAACGGAGTGGAAGGAGGTGATCCTGCATCTGCCGACGATCCGACCGGTGATGGAAGCGCCGGTCGGCGTCGTGCCGCGAATGATGCCGCGCCGCGCTCGCTCTACGTCAGCCGCAAGGTCAAGAACGTGGGCGATCTGAAAGCGTGGGCTAAATCGCAGGGATTGCCCGATCTGCAAGACGATCTGCACGTCACCATCGCCTACAGCACGACCCCGGTCGACTGGATCAAGATGGGGTCGTCGTGGGTGGACTATAGCGGCAAGGGTAGCGGCGATATGTTGATCACGGCGGGTGGGCCGCGCGTGGTCGAGCCGCTGGGGGATCGCACTGCCGTCCTCATGTTCGCGTCGTCGGATCTCGGCTGGCGGAACCGCGAGATGCGTGAAGCTGGCGCGTCGTGGGACTTACCCGACTATCAGCCGCATATCTCCCTGACCGGCGATCCAGTCGACCTGACCAATGTCGAGCCGTATCGCGGCCCTATCGAGCTGGGGCCGGAAATCTTTGAGGAGATCAGCAATGGCCAAGACTGAGGGCGCCATAACCTTGGACCTGTCCGTAAAGGCCAAGGTGGCTGCGGTGGTCATCCGGATGCTGTATCCCTTGGTCGCGCTGCGTATGATCAGCGTTGACCGGGCCACAGCGATCGCAATGAGCTTCGTCAAAGTGCAGGTGACTGTCGCGCCGTCGTCGAGGTGATCCGTGCGCTTCGACCTAGCCGCCCTCGCCAGAAACGGCCGAAACCGACGCCGCAAGTCGGTGACGTTCCGCGACATCAAGCCCCCTGCCACGTTCGCGACGAACCTCTATCAGCGGGTCTACGCACCAGCCGTAGCCATCTGGACGCGCCGCACTGACGCCATCCTAGCGGAGTACCAGCGCAGCCTGTCTGCGCTGACGACGGACGCTGCCAGCGACATCAACGGGCAGCTCGACCAGGCTGAGAACGAATTTCTGCGGCTGGTCCTGTCGTTGCGCGCAGCGATGGGTGATTGGGCTCTGCGGGTAGAGCGTTGGCAGCGAGGAAAGTGGATCGGCGCCGCACTTGCTGCGTCTGACGTCGACCTGACCACGATGCTGTCGGTGAATGACGTTCAGCAGCCGCTAGAGGCCGCGATCGAGTGGAACGTCTCGCTGGTTAAGGATGTCAGCGCGCAGGCCCGCCAGCGGATCGGTACTGCAGTATTCGACGGCCTGCGCAATCGCACCCCGGCGCGCGAAGTGGCGGCTAAGATCCGGGAAGCCACTGGCTTGGCGCGCGATCGGTCGACTAGGATCGCCAGCGACCAGCTTAGCAAGCTAACCGCCGCCTTGAACGCTGAGCGCCGCACTCAGGCCGGGCTATCGGTCTACGAGTGGAAGCATAGTCGCAAGCTCCATCCCCGCGTCCGACACGAGGAACGCGACGGGAACCTCTACACCAGCAATCCCGACATGATCGGGCGCGTTGTGGAGGGCAAGACCGTCGCGCAGGAGGTGGCCTCAGATGATAGGCCAGGACGCCCTCCCTTCTGCGGCTGCCGCGAACAAGCCGTTTTGATCTTCGATTAGGCTTGGTCGCGAGTCTGGAGCGTGGTAGTATTTGTGGGCTGATTATCGGGGCCTGAACAGGGTTTTGGAGCGCGGTAGAGTAGGCAGCCACCGGATGCATACGGCCTGTTGAGGATGCCACGATTGGGGTTCGACTCCCCAGGCCCAGATCAGCAGCGACCCACCCGGATGCGTCAACATCGCGGGTAGGTCTGACCACAACGCAACTGAGGTGCGATATGGCTGATAGCATCATAACCCGAGCAAAGACCGCCGCGCTAGTGGCGCTGGCTGAGCATGGTATCACCACCGACGTGCAAGAATTGCTGCTGAGAGGTGACGAGAGAGGCACAGTTGCCCCCGGCGCTCTCGACAAGATGCTCCGTGCTGCGATCATAGCAATGCGCGATCCGACGCCAGATATGCGACAAGCCCTTTTGCGGGAATTAAGCGGACCAACGGACTTCGACCCAAAAGTCGCGGCATGGGACGCGCAACGTGGGTATCAAGCCATGATTAAAGCGGCTGCGATGGAACCGGTAGCATGACCCCGCTGGAGCGAGCCGCGAGGGCGCTAGTCGACAACTACCCGCTTGATGGTGGTGAAAGTCCTCTGGCTTGGCAGGAGGTGCTGCCGGTAGCCCGCGCCGTCATCGTGGCTATCCGCGAGCCGAGTGAAGGGATGCTGGAGGCCGCTTATCGCGACCTTAATCTGAGCCGAGAAGATGCCGACACTCCGGATGTTGAGATAACGCGTGCGTGGCGCGCCATGATCGACGCGCTGCTGGAGGAAGGTAAATGACAGACGGCATTCATGGCGACCAGCCCATCAGGTGGCAGATCGACCGACTGACTGAGAGGGCGGCGCAAGACGGGCGCAAGGTCGTCCGCATCCGAGCCGCCAAGCCGTTCGCGGACAACCTTGCTCCAGAAATGGCCGGATCGCTGGCCTATCCTGCCGCGATGTGGAGCGAGTTGGTCTATAACGGCATCGTGATCGAGACGGTGACTGATGCGGAAACCGGCTGGATAGCATACGACCAAAACGGGATGCCAATCGACAATCTCTGACCTGACGGCGGTAAATCGCCCCGTCTAGCCCGAATATTCGGGCAGGGTGCTATTCTCGGATGCCCTGACGCTCGACGCCCCCCGCCCGCTGCAAGGCGGTGCTTTGGCTGTTCGAGCACGAGCCGCCCGAACCGGCGTGTATCAGTATGCCGGTCGCGAGATAGACCCCGACAATACGCATGGGCTGCGAGACACGGCCGTCGTCAATGTTCTGCGTGACGAGAACGCGGTCTTTGACGAACGCGCCGTTCGCAGTTTCATCGGCAAGCCGATCACCGACGATCACCCCTCCCAGCCCGTCACCGCTGACAATTGGCGGACCCACGCGCGCGGGACAATCATGGGTGCGATGCGTGATGGCGAATACCTCACCTTCGACCTGATGCTGACCGACGCCACCACCGTGGCCAAGGTCAACGGCGGCAAGCGCGAGTTGTCCAACGGCTACGCCTGCGACGTCGAAGTGGGTGATTTTACCGCGGCGGACGGCACCAAGTGCCAGGCCCGCCAGAAGCCCGGTTCTATCATCGGGAACCATGTCGCGCTGGTCGACCGGGGCCGCGCTGGCTCCGACTGCGCCATTTGTGACGCCCTCCCCTCCAACCTTTTCGACACCCTGAAGACGGAGAAGCCCGTGAAGACCATGGTTATCGACGGGCTGACCGTCGACATGGCGAACGCCGATACGGCAATCGCCACCGTTCAGACTCTTATCGCCGCGCGTGACGCTGCGACCAAGACGGTTGGCGAGCATGCCGCCACCATCGCGGCGCGCGACACGGAAATCGCGACGCTCAAGACTGAAAAGAAGGCGCTGGAAGACGCGAAGCCCACTCCGGCCCAACTGCGTGATGCCGCTAAGGCATATGCCCAGGTCGTCGGCAAGGCCAAGGCAATCGGCGTCGAGGTGACGGATGCGATGGACGAGGCCGCCATCATGAAGGCGGCGGTGACCAAGGTCATGGGCGATGCTGCTGAAGGCTGGAACGACGCGCAAATCGCCGCCTCCTTCGCTGTCGCGACCAAGGACGCGAAGGTTGCGGAACAGAAGATCCAGCCGCTGGGCTCGCCTGCGCAGGTCACCGACGCGCACACCGAGTATCTGAACGATCGCGCCAAGCAGAAGGCGAACCTGTCGTCGGCTTGGAAGAAACCGTTCCACAACACCGAAGCGGCATAAGGGGGAAGAGAGATGCCTATCACCGTTCAGGACACGTATCTCACCGGTTATGCGCAGGGCTTCCCCGGCATGCTGGCAGACGGCAACACGCAGTCGCGCCCGACTGGCATTTGCGCTGATGCAGCCGGTATCGCTTTCGGCAAGGCGGTCTTCTCGACCGGCGTCGGCAAGCAGGTCACTGCGACCCCCGGCACCAAGTTCAAAGGCATCGTGATCGCCGATATCGGCATCGTGCCCGGCCTCACCGCCACCGCGGACGTCCATCCGCAGTACGGCACCATGTCGCTGCTCGATATGGGCGATATCTGGGTGCTGGCGGGCAGCAATACGACGAAGGACGCCGCGGCCTATGTGACCAGCGCGGGCGCCTTCACCGCCACGTCGAGCGGCAACACGGCGATCCCTGCGACCTTCATGGACGCAGTTTCGAGCGGCGCGCCTGTTCGTCTTCGCGTCGTGCAGCAGTAAGAGGGGGCTGAACCAATGTACGCACCGAACATCATTCATCTTGGCGACGCGGCCCGCTCCTTTGGCGTGCCCCCGACGCTCGACCTTCACGATGCCCAGCAGACGGTCGGCTTCGCGCAGCCCGCTCTGTACCGCACGCACAAGTTCATCGGTCAGAAGTATCCCAGCTTCGACTATGCCGGGCTGGTTCCGGTCAACACCGATGGCGACATGTGGGACGTCGGCACGCTGGTCTATTCCGGCGATGTCGCGGGCAAGGCGGAATATCTCGGGGGCAAGGCCTTCGACGTTCCGAACGCATCGATCAACTTCAGCCAGGGCGTGACGCAGTTCCACCTCGCTGGCGTCGGCTATGAGCTGTCGCGCCGTGAGGTCGAGCGCTTCGCTCGCATGGTCGCACAGAACCCTGGCGTCACCGAAGGCGGCTCGAACCTCGCTGAGCGCAAAGCATCAGCCGCGCGCATGGTGGCTGAGAAGTTCATCTACGATCGCGTCATCCGCGGCGATACTGGCGAGAAGAACTTTCTTGGCATGATCAACCAGACGGTCGTGCCCACCGCGAACGCCCCGACCGGCAACTGGGCAACCGCGAGCGCCGATCAGATGTCGGCTGACGTGGACGCTGCGCTGACGGACGTGTTCGTGAACACCCGTGAGACGGCAACCGCCAATTCGCTCCTGATCCCCACCAGCAAGTTCCTTATCGCCAACCGCACTCGGATGCCGAACACGGATCAGTCGATCCTGAAGTATATCACCGAGAACAACGCCTATACCGCGATTACCAAGCAGCCGCTCGATATCCGACCCAGCCGCGAACTGGAGACGGCTGGCGCTGGTGGCACCGGCCGCATCGTCGCCTACGAGAAGAACCCCGACAACATGGAGTTTTTCCTGCCGGGCATGTTCGAGTTCATGCCGCTGTTCCCCACCTCGTCCATGACCTGGCGTGTCGACGGCGTGATGAACGTCGGTCAGTTCGAGCTCTATCGTCCGAAGACGATGAGCTACCGCGACAACATTTAAGGGAGCCGGATTATGACCACCGTCACCAATTACCAGCCCGGCCCCCGCGGCATCAATCTCGAGAACGGCTCGACCGTCTGGGTCGAGAGCGGGCAGACGCTCGATATCTCCGATATGAAGGTCAAGGAGCCGCTGCCGGACTTCGGCAAGCCCGCCGATCAGGCAGAACGCGACGCCAACGACGTCGAGGCTCTGCGTGCGCGCGTTGCGGAACTGGAAGCGCAGCTTGCGGGCAAGGACAGCGGCTCGAAGCTCCCCGGCCTGACCGGCAAGAGCAAGGCTGAATTGCTGGACATCGCCAAGGCGGAAGGCGTCGATATCGAAGATGGCGCGACCAACAACGATATCGTCGCGGCGATCGAGCTTCACCGCGAAGGTTAACCCCTGCCGGGTTTCTCCCAGCCTCGGGCCGCTGCTTTCGAGTGGCGGCCCTTTTTGTTGGAGCATCACATGCGTTTCATGATTGCCGCAATAGCATTGCTGGTAGCCCAGCCCGTAGCAGCCCAGATTTCAGCCCCGACCTATCGCGATACGGCTGGGCAGATCCAGGGTGCCCAAGGAGTCATCCTGCTCAACACGGATGGGTCGAACGGCTCACTCCCCCTCCGCACAACCAGCACGACGACGAATGGTTCGGTGGCGACTGCCAATACCTTCCAATCGGCTTTGGCTGCCAACTCAACCCGTCGCGGTTGCGCGATCTACAACAATTCGACCGCTGCTGAACTGATCTACCTTGGGGCGCCGGGTAGCGCCACCGCTGCGAACGCCATCCCTCTCCCGGCGGGCGGCTCCTTCAACTGCGGCGGTTTCCAAGGCATCGTCCTGACTGATCAGGTCAGCATCACGTCGGCAACGGCTGGCGCGACTTTCGTCGTGGTGTCGCAATGATCGCGCTCATGCTCGCGTTGCAGGTCGTCACGCCCCCTCCTGCGGACACGTCGACCTTCGCCACTAAGACCGAGGTGCAGAGCGTTCAGCAGGCCGCACAAGCGGCGCAGGCGGCAGTCCCGGCCCCGTGCAACACGGTGCCCATGCAGGACACCCTCACGGGCACGGTTGGCGCTGGCACGCCCTGTACGACGCGGCCTGATGCCACCCGGCCGACGGTCATCCAGGCCAAGACCACGACGACGGCAGCCGATGCGACCTATAGCGTCACCTTTGACGCGCCCTTTTCTACCACTCCGATCTATGTCGATGCGCGTGTAACGGGCGTGAATCAGCCCTATCTCTGCACGGTGGCCACTTGGTCCGCTACGGGTGCAAGTGGCAAGTGTTTCCAGCTTGTCGCAACTACTCTGCCGACCGTCTCGACGTCACTTCTAGGCCTAGCCATCTCCCCTTTTGCCAACGCTGCGGCCGGGCTGAACGTCCGCGTCGTGGCACGGCAGTAGGAAGCCGATATGGATCCCGAAATCAGCGTTGCAGGCCTTCCCGCCAAGCTGAAGGTCAACGGCTATGGCTATTACGCTACTGTCGCGTTCCAGAATGTCTACATCGCCGATAGCCCGCTTGTCGTGCATCTAGACCCACCCGTTGCGACCATTGAGGAAGCTGGCACTCCCGCTCTGCTCGGGTTGATCGCGGCAATCGCGGGCGGCGCGGTCATCCGTCTGTAACGGCGGTACAGCCCGCCACCCCATAGCCGCATGGAGGCAGTATGGCGCTCAATGCTCTCACCCTCTCCACCACCCAGGGCGTGCAGGGCCGCCCTTTCCAAGCGGCTATCTCGGGCCTGACGACCGGGCGGGTGGAGGTTCTGGGGGATGCATCTCCGGGCTTTTCAGTGGTTAACGGTCAGTTGATGTCGCGTGGCCTCCCCTACCCTGTCTCGACCGTATCTCTGCGCGAATATGAGCCGGGTGTCGGTCAGGGCTACCGGGACAGCCGGATCGACATCACCGCGACTACGCGCGATCAGCTGATGACCAGTGCGCTGGCGCTAATGGGGCCGGGCCGGACGCTAGTTCGGTACCGCGCCGCGGGGCAACGACAACCGGATGGATCCATCACCTATCGGCTGTATGCCGAGGACGACCTTGGCTCCACGCAGCAGGTTCTGGTCGGCGCGCCCGCGGTCCGTTCGTTCGGTGCGCTGACCACGACCAAGGACGGCTCGGTCGGGCAGACCTATACCGCACCCGCCGGGATGACCGGTATCCAGTGGTATCGCGAGGCGCTGAGCAGCGATCGTACCCAGACGGCGATCAGCGGAGCGACGGCTTCGACCTACATCGCAGCGGCCGGGGATGCTGGTTTCCGCCTAGTGGCCAAGGGCAATATCTCCGGCGTTCTGACTGATGCTGTGGCGTATCAGGTTGTCTATGCCGCGCCGATCCTGCTCGACAGCTTTGACACGCTGAGCGCGTACACGGCGTCCAATGTCACGCTGTCCATCGACCCGTCCGCCAAGCAAGGTTCGGGCTCGCTCAAGATTGATCGTACCGGAACTGGCACGGTCCTGGCGACGCGCACCGCCAACTTTACGATTGACGGCTCGACTAGCATCGACCCTTCGACGCTTGGCCTTATCTATCTGGCGACCTACGTGGAGCCGCAGTCCGAGCAGCAAAACCCGGTCTCGTATCCGCAGTTCAGCCGCGCTGGATCGTTCGTCGGCTTGGTTCAGGACGTCGACACTCAGAACATCAACAGCAACCCCAACCCCGCCGATCAGGCGTTGGGCTGGCATCCGCATACCTTCCATGTGTCGGAACATTCGGGCCTGAACACGCCGGGGGCTGGCACGCTATCGGCTCGGTATCGTTCGTTGCCCACGGTCCGTCATGATGCTCTCATGGCGCGCGCTGGCGGACGCCCGACCGTGTGTCTGTCGTTTGATGACTGCTTCGATACGACAGCAACGATCGCGCTCCCGTATATGACGACGCGCGGCCTGCGTGGCACCAGCTATACCGTGCCGCTGAACGTCGGGAACGCCAACCGCCTGTCTAAGGCCCAGATGGGGCAAATGCGCGCGGCTGGTTGGGACCTTGCCTGCAACTTCACGAACGACGACGCTCCGATCACGAACCGCTCAGACCCCGCAACCGCCGCGACGGAAGCAGCAGGAGTTCGTCAGTGGTTGGTAGACAACGGTTTTGACAACCCCGGCAAGAACCACGGCTGTTATAGCAACGGGACGTGGGCCACGTTCGGGGCGAAGGTCAATCTGGCCAGTTGCACGGCTGACGGCTCCAATGTCGTCACCGTCCCTGCCACCGATAGCGCGAACATCGGCTTTACGCTTGCAGGATCAGCTATCCCGACCGGTACAACGGTCACGGCTGTCGTGGACAGCACGCACTATCAGGTTAGCCAGAACGTGCCGACACGCGCGGCTCTGGCGGCTGTCCTGATCGACAAGCGCGGCGCGTTCTACAATGGCAAGATGCAGGCAGCGCTGGCGGCTCAGGGCTTCCTCACCGGACGCACAACGCTCTACAGCCCGTCTCAGGGCCACTTCCATTCGCGCTTCGGCATAGACCAAGCTCTGACGCTTCCGGCGTGCTCGACCAGCATGGGCTCTGGGGTCACCGTTAACCAGCTAATCGCGCAGTACGAGAAGGCCAAACTGCGCCAGGCAACGATCATCTATTACATCCACGATATCGCCGCGACCGCATCGGCCATCGGAATGACGACCGCCGGGTTCCAGCAGTTTATGGATTATCTGGCGGCTGACGTGGCGGCAGGCGTCGCGGACAACCTCACCATCAGCGAGATTTACGCCCGAGATGGCGGCTCGAGTATCCCGGTATGAGCGTCACCCCCGCGGACCTGAAGATGCGCTACCCGGCATTCGCTGGCGTGGCTGACGATCGTGTTCAGTATTGGCTGACTGACGCTGATAGATACGTGACGGATGCCTGGGGCGCGGATGCTGATCCGGCCCGCCTAGCCTATGCGGCGCATCATCTGGTGCTGTCGAAGGCGCCGGGCATCTCGGACGATAGCGATCTTGCTGTGTTGGGCATCCCAGCCGGTGTCACGAAGTTCAAGAGCGCCAGCATGGACGTGCAGATCAGCGAGACGGCTTCCAATCGATCGCTCTCGAGCGGGTGGGACGCGACGAGCTATGGTCAGGAGTTTGCGGTCATGCTCCGCCGCAATACGGGAGGGCCTATGCTGGTTGGCTACGTCGAGCCGGTTTGCGGGTGGCCCTGCTGGTGACGATCCCCGCCGCCTTTGCCAAGATTGCCGTCGCGTTCTCGAATGCGGGGCTGGGGCCGTACGTCGACAGCTTCGCGGAATGGCCGGGTCAGCCTGTGGTGGACGACGGCGGGTCTATCGTATCTCCGGGAACGCCGGTTAGCCGCTCATGCAAGGTGCAGGTGGACCGCGTCACTGAGGCCATGCGACAGGCTGACGGCTACCGCGACAAGGACGTGGCGCTGCTGGTCCTGTGTGCGACGCTGGATGGTGAGCTGGACACGGATGCGACCGTGAACGTGACCGCGGGCCCGAACGCCGGGCGCTGGTCTGTCCAGTCAGCCGACAAGGACACGATGGGGACCCACTGGCTTTGCCGGGGGCGGAGGGCTTGATGGTCAAGATCACGGGCGTTCCAGAATTTCGCCAAGCGCTTGAAGGTGCGAAAGGACCTGCGATGGTTCAGGCTGTGACGCAGGCGCTGTTCGTCTTCGGCAATCGCATTCAGGTGGCAGCCCAGACCAGCATCACCGATGGTGCGGTGAGCGGTAAGAACCATGTGCCGTCGCTTCCTGGGCAACCGCCAAATCAAGATACGGGCGTGCTGGCGGATAACATCGAAACGTTGGAAGTAGGGCCTCTGCACGTCGAGGTGCAATCGAAGGCTCCCTACGCCGTTTTTCAGGAGTTCGGCACATCCAAGATGGCTGAGCGACCCTATATGCGCCCGGCGCTCGCTCGGGAAAAAGAAGCGGGCATGGCGCTGATGACGCAGGCGGTCAATCACGTCCTCAAGGGCGGAACTGTGCGCTGATGGCGATTGACAGCACCATGGCGGCACGCAAGGCAGGCCTTACGATTCTAAGGGCGTCAGCGCCGTTGGCTGCACTCGTACCTAAGGCGCAAATTCATCCGCAATCGCCGCCTAAGATCCCGCTTTGGCCATTCATAATGTGGGGTAGTGCGTCTAGCATTCCGGTCGTAGGGACCTGCCTAGATGGTCAGGAAATCACAGTGGCGGTCCACGCTTTCGCCAAATCGCGCACTGACAATGGCGCGACGGTCGAAACTGCCGAAGACTTCGCATCACGTATCGGCGCATTGATCGCCAAGACACTGGATCGTCGCAAGGCTGACGCGCCTGGCGGACGGTTGACGTTCGCTTGGCGGGGTTCCCAGCTGCTAATCGATGGTGACGATGCCTTTCATTCCGTGCAAAATTTTCGCATCAGGGCAATTACGAACTGAACGGGAGATTTGCATGAGGTGGTTTGCGATCGGGCTCGCGGTCTTTGCGGTCAGCTGCTCGGAGGGACCGAGCGCTGAGAGGCGATATCAGATGGTAGCTCAGTCGGGATCGGATCAGGAGAAGTGCACAGCCGCTCGCGATGCCCAGCAAGCCTATCTCAAAGACGGCAACGATGCGAAGTATAAGGATATGCAGCTAACCGCCAATATTCAGTGCTTGGCGGCGCAGGGCCGTTGACAGCAGGCTTTGATAGTGCGCTACCGGAAGAATGATCCCGCCCCACAATTTGACTGAAGGCATGGCGCTGGCGGCGATCACCTTGATGCTTCGATCAGGTGTCATAAGCGAAGCCGACGTCATTCAGCTTGCTGATGAGCATGATCGCCGGGCGACGTGGGAGGATGACGAGACCGTCAAGGCCGCGCTCCATAATACTGCATCAGGCCTGCGCCTTGTGCTGATGTCAGTAGAGCCTGCACCGATGGTAAATTCAAAGGTCGAGTTCCGTGCGCAGTTCGAACGGGAGCAGACACGGCGCCGTACCGAATGGCTGAGCAAGCAACTCTAACGGCGGTAATTGCTCTTTCTCGCTGTCATAGACCAAGGCCGAATAAGGAGGCCTTGATGTCGGAGCCGAAGACGTTCCAGTTCGCGGTTATCTGGGTCGAGGACCCGACGACCCCCAACACCTATCTCAAGCTATGCGGCGTCCAAACGTCGGGTTTCAATCGCAGCGTTGAGACGACTAATCGGTCAGTTCGCGATTGCGCGTTCCCTGGTCGCGTTGCCCAGCGCAAAATCCGCGTGAACAGTGAGAGTCGCACTTTGACTGGCTCCGGCGTGTACAACGTTGACCAGCAGGCGCTGCTTGAGGTTTTGCCTGGCAAACATCGCAACTATCGCTTCCAGATGCTCGACCTTTCCGACCCGGATGACGAGGCAGGTACCTCCCTCGGTCAATGGCAAGGGCCGGGGGTATGCACGACGCTGAATATCGGCGGCGAAGAAAATCAAGACGGCTCGCTTTCTATCACAATCGAAAGCGATGGCACTTGGGCGTTCACGGCTCCGGCATGATCCTTACCGCCCTTGAGCTGGAATATGCTGATGGCGAGTACCGCTTTGACCTGAAGCTGCCCCAGCTGGCGGAGCTTCAGGAGAAGGCGGGTGCGGGCATATTCGCTATCTATGGGCGTGTCTTAAAAGGCCGCTATCTGCTTGAAGGTCAGCCAATCGCAGATGCTGCAAGCGGTGAAGCCTATGTTGAGGATCTGTTCGAGACAATCCGCCTTGGCCTGATTGGCGGCGGTGGTGGCGTCGTCAATGGCGAAGACATCAAAGTCGACGCCACGACGGCGCGCAAGCTCGTTGAGCGCTACAGCTATAATGCGCCCTTGCGTGAAAGTTGGGCTGTTGCCGCCGCGATCCTCGGTGCGCGTGTGATGGGGTATAGCCCGCCGGGGGAAGCCGACGCCGGGCAAGCCCCGGCCCCCGATCAGACTGGATCGACATCGGAGCAGTAATCACCAACTGCCAGCTGATGAATGGCGCTAATTGGCGTGAGATGACGTGGCAGGAATATACGACGCGCCTGTGGCACTGGAACGAGCGCCACGGCGATCATGATGAGCCAACTGTTGATCTGGAACGCGCCCGCAAGGCGTTCGATAACGCGAGCATCCACTGATGGCCGTCAACGCTGAAACTGTCGTCGTCACGCTTGAGGGCCGCACTGGTCAGCTAGACAGCAGCGTCACTCGCTCTGCGAACACCTTCGACTCCAGCATGAGCCAGATCGAGCGCTCTGCTACCCAAGCGGAGCGGACGGTTGAGTCGTCGTCGCGCAGCATCGTGGCCTCGCACAACGCGGTTGGCTTCGCCACTCGTAACCTCGGGTTTCAAGTCAGTGATGTTGGCCAGCAGCTTGGTGGCGGGCAGTCGCCATTCATCATCTTCGCGCAGCAGGCGCCTCAATTCGTTCAGGCATTCCAAGACATTAGCGCGGCGGGGGGCACGCTCGGGCAGGTGCTGCGCGGCATTGCGCTCCCTGGCTTCATCGCGGTTATCTCGATCGCGGGCGCTTTTGCGTCCAAAATGCTGGAAGGCGCGGACGCTGCCGAGACAAAGGCGAGCGCGGTCAAGACCCTGGCTGAGGCCATTCGCGATATGGAAAAGGCCAGCCGCCAAGCTATTCAGACCGGGCAGCGCGAAATCTTCGTGGCCCACGCTCAGGCAACGGCATACCTTGCCGCTGCGACTGCCAAGCGCGAGCAGATCAAGGCCCAGCTTCAAGAACGCATCAATACCACCGAGAGCTTCGCATCTACGGCAGGCCAGGGCGGCGGTGCTCTTATTCGCCAGCAGGTAGCGGGCGTTGATGCCTCTGCGCTTCGTCGCCAGCTTGCCGAGCAAGATACGCTGGTCCAGACGGCAGAAGCCAATGTCCGCCGCACCAGCGTCCGCATTCGACAGCAGGCAGTGCAGGAAAGCCTTGATCCTGTCTTGCAGGCCACGAACCGCTATGAACGGGCCGTCGACCTCCTGAACCGCCGTGCTGAGCAAGGACGCATCGGTCAGGCTGCGTATAGCGCTGAATTACGTAAGCTGATCCAGACACGCGATGCAGCGACAAAGGCGGCTCAGGCAGGCGCTTCGTTGTCCACAGCGCTCGCTGATGCTGATGCTCTCGCGGCATCAGCATCTAATGGCCTCCAGCGCGCTCAGGCCAATCTAGCGCAGGTCCGCGCTCGGGCGCGTGAAGAACTGCGCAACGGGACGATCACACAGACCGAATACACCGCGCGGATCGCAGAGGCGGAACGTGGCGTGAATGCCGCCAAGGATGCCGCGAAGGGGCATTCCCAGGCGCTTCGAGAACAGGCCAAGGATGCGCGCGAAGCCGCAGCCGCGCAAAAGGAGCTGGCTGAAGCTCTGAAGGCGCTGGAAGACCGGCTTTTCCCAACGCAGGCAGCTGTTCGGCAGTTTAATGAGCAAATTGAGACGATCGACAAGGCCCAGACTGCTGGCTTGCTCAATCGCGCAAATGCAGCAGATCTGCGGGTGCAGGCAGTGCTGGATCGGGCAAAGGCGTATTCTAAAGCTCAGATGGATGCCGGTTCCACCATTCTGGGTCCAGCAACCGATTTTGACGAAATGGTTAAGACCGCAAATGCCTCACGAGATGCGCAATTTGAGGCAGAGCGGGAAGTTAACGAGCGCGCGCGTCAGCTTGGAGAAGATCGAGTTCGTTCGCTGGCTGGGCTGTTGGAAGATGCGTTCACTTTATCATCCGATCGTTTCTGGGAAAATTTTCAGCGTAATGGCTTACGCACCTTGGCAATCGTGGCGGCGCGAGCAGCAATTCTGTCCTTTAGCCAAGGCGGTGGCGGCTTCGGTTCTCTGCTAGGAAATTTAGGAAAGTCGCTAAAAGGGGCTGTGGGGGCATCTACTCCGGGCTTTGCGACTGGCGGCTCCATGTTGATAGGCGGTAACTCTGGTGTCGACCAGAACCTGCTCAGCTTGAACGGACAGCCGATCGCCCGGGTTAGCCGGGGTGAGACGCTGAACGTCGCTCCGGGCGCTGTTAGCCCTCGAGGCGCAAGTGGGCAGCGCATCTTCAACATCACCGTTAACGCCCAGAATAGTGTGACGCCGCAAGGCTTCGCAAATCAACTCAGCCGAGATATCCTGACCCAGGCAGCTCAGATGGATGTCGACGCGGGGAAAGCTACGCTTGCCAAATCACCTAGCTATGTTGCAGCCTCTAACCGCTTCGGTCAGCCTCGCACGATATAGGCTACCGTGTGGTAATAGATTGATGCGTGACATTGTAGCGTCAGCCGATCAGTGTGCCGGGACAGGCTGTTGAACAGGAATAGCGCGATGGTTTGGTTTCCGATGTTGTTGCACCTATCTGCTGCGTCAGAGGGCCCGTTTAGTAAGTTCGACAATGACACGCCCACATTTCAAGGGTCTTCCAGCCGTAACATCTACGACATTGAGCGCTGCCTGATCGACATGGGCGGCAACCTCGGTGCTCCATTCGTCTATTCCCAACCCGATCGGCCCGGCGTGGTCCAGCTCTTGTGGATTGACAAGGCTCGTGCGCTCCGGCGCATCGACCTTAGGCAGAGCGGTCAAGGCACAGATGTCAAAGCATGGCACCCACGCGAAAGGGCTGCGGATTGCGCGGGCCTGTAACTCAACGGCGGTAATTGCATCGCGTTGAGCGCCACATCACGGCGCTATGGCCGTGTACCGTCGTTGCATCCTCTGGCGCCTTGCCTGCGACCCTGTCGCGCGCCTCTGGTCCGGCTTCGGGGACATGCAGGTCCCGGCCGATCACGTCGACACGCAGGGCGGTATCTACCGTGGCGCGGGGGCGCTGCTAAGCGTGCCAGTTCTGAAGCAGATGATGAACGGGCTGGCGGACCGCGTTGACTTTCAGGTCAGCGGCGTGACGGCGGAAACGGTGCGCCTCGCCATTGATGATCGTGATAGCGTGCAAGGCGCCGACCTGCGCATCGGTTACGTCATGCTCAACCCTGATTGGCAGGTCACCGGTAAGCCGGTTTGGACTTGGCGCGGCAAGGCCGATATCTTGACGACCGATAGGCAGTCAGCCGACCGGGGTGGTCAGCGGACGATAACCCTGTCGGTAGCCTCGACCGATACCGACCGCAGCAATCCTTCATTGGCCTGGTTCACGGACGCTGACCAGCGCCGTCGATCGCCGGATGACGCTATCTTTTCCCGCGTTGCCAGCCTTCAGGCCGGTTCGACCCGCCGCTTTGGTGCGAAATGACGCTGGCGGATTACCTCAAGGCATCGGTCAGCCGGTCGTGGGAGCCCGGCGCCTTCGACTGCTGCTTTTTCCCTGGCGAATGGGCTGTATCGTGGGGGCACGGCGATCCGATGGCCACATGGCGCGGCCGATACCAGACTGACCGCGGTGGTCTGCGCTTCATCAAGCGGGCTGGCGGGCTGGTTGAACTATGGGACCGGGGCCTTTCTTCCATCGGCGTAGGTCGGGTGGTTGGGGTGCGTCCCGGCGATGTGGGCATCGTTCTAGCTGTCAATGATGCGATGCGCCCGGAGCCGGTGGGTGCCATCTGGACCAGTTCAAAATGGGCTATGGCGGCTAAGCGCGGGCTGACGTTTGGTCCGGCAACTGCACTTGCAGTATGGGGGCCGAGATGAGCCGGGCACTCGGGCAAATCATCACATTAGCCGGTGCGATCGCGGTGAATGTGATCCCCGGCCTTGGCCAGCTTGCCAGCGCGGCAATCCTGCTAGGCACAGCAGCGGTCGGATCACTGGTGTCGAGCCTAGGCAACGCTGGTGCAGGTAAGCCGCAAACCACTGAAACACCGATCCGCGCGCCCCGCCCTCCCCGCGTTCGAGCATTCGGCATATCCCGCCTCTACGGTGCCAGCATCTGCTTTGAGACGGTGAACGGCACGACGGTCGACGTGTGGGCGTTCCATGATGGCCGAGCGGCTGCGATCCTGCGCGTGTATCTGAACGACGAGCAGGTCACAGTCACGAACGGCGTTGTCCAGACATTGCCCGACAAGAGCTATCAGGGCGGTCATGTAAAGGCAGGTTATAACCTTGGCCTGCCGCGCGAAACGGCATTCGGAGCCGTACAGGCCGTCTTACCGCAGTGGACCGCGCAGCACCGCGGCGATGGCGTGGTGACGGGCTATCTCCTGAAAACCCCGGAGAAGGAGAAATATTTCCTCGAAACCTACCCGCAAGGCGATCAGGTGGCGATGTCGCTGGTAGGCCAGTGGACGCCGGTCTTCGACCCGCGCGACCCTACACAGAACGCCTATGACCCGACGACGTGGAAGCACAGCGAGAACGCGGTGCTGGCCTTCATCTGGTATCTGATGGTCGAGCGGGGCAAGGACTGGAATGCGGTCTTCGTGCCGCAGCTACCCCGCATCATCGCGGCAATCAATGACGCGGGATCCGCGCAGCCCCTGGCGGCGGGAGGCTCGGAGATACGCTACCGGACCTGCCTGTCGTACAAAGCGACTGAGGCGCCTGCGTCCGTGATCGGGTCTCTGCTGGCGTGCTTTGATGGCTGGTACATCTTCAACGAAGAGGGCCACCTGATCCTCTATTCCGGCCGGGTCTATACGCCCACCGTATTCATCGGCCCCAATGAGATAACCGCGTTCAGCCATCAATCCGGAGTGGCAGACGAGGATTTCGTCAACGAGATCGGCGTCACGTACGTCAGCAGCCTGCATGACTATAATTCGGTTGAGGCGGAGGCATGGCGGGACGAGGAAGACATTGCCAAGCGCGGCGCGATCCGATCCGCAGACCTTGGCGCCGTCACCCCCAGCCATACACAGAACCGGCGACTGGCGAAGCGCAAGATGGCGCGAAATAACGCACCCGACCGTGGGCGGGTCACGACGAACTATTCCGGTCGCACCGTGCTTGGCGAGCGCTACATCAATCTCGACCTGACTGAGGGTGGCGCCACCTTCTATAAGGGGTGGGCTGAAATCATATCGCTTGAGCGGGACGAAATGAGCGGCGGATTCACGTTCGATTGGGTCGCGGTCGATCCCAATATTGATGCTTGGAACCCGTTTACGGAAGAAGGTGAAGGAGCGCCGGTCGGCAACCGCTATGCGCCTGAACCGTTAGCAAGGCCGCTCATTACCTCCGCCGCGGTATCGTATGCGACTGCTACCGGGGATGGATCAGTCGAGGGCACGGGGGCGCGCATTCAGATCTCGGTTGGGAGCGACGGCACCTCCGGCCTGACTTGGTATGCGCGCTGGCGGGTCGGAACCGGCGTCTGGAACGAGCAGGCCTATCCCGATCAGGACCCAGGCCCCTCTGTCTCGCTGTTGACCAGCTTCGTGCCAATAAATGCGGACGTGCAGGTGCAAGTTGAGTATCGGAGCGCGGGCGGGCAGTTGTCAGGCTGGAGCGACACGGTGACGGTGGAGACGGTAGGTAGCCCGGCCGATCCGGCGCCTATTGCGTCCGCCATCATTGCGACGAGCAAGCCGTCCGAAGCGCTGACGATTACGGCACAGTCGGATACCGGCGGTTCATCTATTACGATCGGCAGCCATGATCGTATCTATAGTGATCGCACTGTCGCAGTCAGTGGCGGTGGCGTCGATGGGTTGACGGCTGAAACCTATTACTCAATCTTTTATGATGACGCCGCGCGGGCTGGCGGGTCTGTAGGCTATCAGGCCACAACAAGCACTGATGAGGCGGCGTTGTCGGCAGCGCATCCGTATCGCCATTATGTCGGTTATGTGACCACACCAGCCATTGGCTCGCCTCCCAGTAATGGCGGAGGCGCTTCAGGCCCCGGCGGTGTGGGCGGGGGCGGAGGTGGAGAGGTTAATCCGGACGTCTGACGGCGGTAATTCTGGAGGCGGACAGACGTAGCCATGAAACATGGCGACGCCTATTTTCCCCGCGCATCTGTTTTGCCCCAGCGGGGTGCGCTCATACATTGAACGCAAGGTACTATCTGGCGGCACCAGCCTGTCGGGAGTCGAGGATCAAGTCATCATTGATGGCGGCGGGCGCTGGAGCATCGAATATAGCGACATATCGTTGAACTCCCCGGCAGAAATAAAAGACTGGGAGGCTTGGAACGGATATCTAAACGCAGGCACGGCGCCTGTTTTGGTTCCGATGTTGTCGCTGGAAACTGCGCCCCGGCCTGCTTACGGCGCACGCGGGCTGATGCCGCCAAGCGACCTTTATACAGACGACCCACTATTCCCAACCGTAACCCGGTTCCAAGCACCGTACATCGTGGCAACGGTGCTTGAAAGCGCACAGCTGCGCGCAACGACAGTCAAGATCGCCATGGTTCGCGGCGCTCCGATTACGGGTGGTGAGCGCGTATCCTTCGGAAATCGCGGCTATCGCATCCGGCGTCGAATTGCAGCCGACACCTATCAAATCGAACCACCGCTTCGCGCCCCCGTCAACGCAGGCACTGACGCCAATTTTGATTGGCCCGTTACGCTGTGCCTCGCTGTCCCCGGTGAGGATTGGACCCCCATGATCGAACTCGGCCAATACGCCGATGCATCCATCAAGTTTGTCGAGGTGTCGGAATGACCGTCATGCTTGATCTAGAGGTGCCGCGTAATGGCGACTTCTCAGCCACCTCGCAGCTTGTTGATGATGCTGGGCTGCCGATCGACCTGACCAGCAATATCATGGCGCTGGATATCCGCCGTTTGCCCGGCGATGGCGGCACTCCCGTTGCGTCGGCTGTCGTTGAGATTGAGCCTGGCAACCAAGGCTATTTCACCGAGACCATCAAGGGAGCGACGCTGGTTGGTGTGTCTGGCCAGTATGAAGTCGTGCGCCTCGCCTACGACCTACGTCGGGTCGACAGCGGTGGCCTCATCACCGTCGAGCGTCGCGGCATCATCAGCCTTGTTCCTGGAGTGACCTATGGCGGATAAACTCGTCGTCACGGGCGCACGTGGCCCTGGCGTGACCGAACTCGCGCGGCGGACTGGTAATTATGGAGTCCTGCCAACTGACAGTGATGCTCAGGCGCTTGATAAGTTTGCCGATGCCGCAATCCAGCAGAACCCGGGCTTTAAAGGAGACACTGGAGACACCGGCCCCGCCAACAGCACGTACACGACGCTGGCGGGCTTGAAGGCCGCAGCGGCATCGAACGCCAGCTACATCTTCGCGCCCCCGAGTGGCAGCGACGGCGGGGCAGCGGCGGGCACGTTCCTGTATCAGACGGCAGGCGCACCTTACACGGCGGACGGCGTGAACATCATCAAGCTGGATGCTGTACCGCTGACGACTGGGGCGCTGGTGCGGCAGAGTGCGCGGAGCCTCTCCTACACCTCCCCCGTCGCAATCGGCGCACCGCAGGGCCAGGACGAGAAGAACCTGACGGTCGTAGATCTCTACGATGCGATGACGATCGACAATCGCGCGGCATTTCGGTCAGGCAACATTGACCCAAGCGACTCCCGCACGGACCTCAAGGACGTCTTCTCAGCCATCTGCAACTTTGGGTTTGGTGGTGAAAGTGGTTCGTCTGATTCCGGTGGTATCACCGTCTACCAGCGGGGCGGTCGTGTGCGGACGTCTGCTTCCATTCCATTCACGTTCCGGCGCGACAATGCGATTGTTGACGACGGCAATCTTAAGCGTCTGAATTGGGAGGGCGAGGGGTCTGGCAATACCACGATCTTTTACAATGGTCCTGCGTCCGATCCTGCAATTGACGTGGCGGGCTACAACACACCTGATCTCCATGACGGCGTTCAGCTGCGCCAAAAGTTCTCGGGAATGAGGGTGCGGCGCTTCCCGCTCAATGACCGTTCCGGCACAGGCATTCGACTCCGCCATGCCGTCGATTTTTCGATGGATGATTTCATATTCGACGGATTTGCTACTGGCATCTCTGCGACGGATATCATCAGCTTTTACGCCAGGCAGTTGCACTTGCTGTCTTGCGCCGTTGGCATGCGAGCCCAATTGGGAGACTTTACCAACCCCAACGTCGTCACTCTTAAAGAGGGTCTGGTTTCTAGCTGCGCGGAAATAGGCGTCCACATCATCCGCGGCGCGTCGTGGACCATCGAAGACATGAAGTTCGAGGGCAATGGCTTGTACGCTACGAGCAACACCATTCTCTACGAGGGGGGGCCACCCGAAGGCGCTGTTGGTCTATCCGCCTTGCGTAATTACTTCGAGAACAATTACGGAGCAGCGGATATAAACTTTGGTTGGTCGAGCCCGTACAGTGGGCTCTGTGCTGTCTTATGGAACACTTTCCATAGGGGCGGGACAGACCCGTCCCGCTGGGTACAGCATCATATCGACGCGGCTGTGACCGGCGCGGCAGCAAGTCAACAGGCGAAGTTTATTCTAGGACATCACGGAAACGGCTACAAAGGCTTCAACGGCTATACGCCGTCTGCATTGCGCAAGGTGCTGCGTATGCAAACGCCCGGCATTCTGCTCGATGAAGGTGTCAACCTTTATCAATATGATGAGGAACGCCCCGAAACTAATAACTTTGCTGTACGCGGCGCGACCTATCCGGTTGCCTCGGTTACCGTGGCCGCAGACGGGACGTACGACCTCGACCCGCTGTTCACGATCAACATCGCATCGGTGAGTAAGACCGGCACGGGCGTGTACCGCGCGTTTTACAAAACCCAGCCGCGTCAGCCGCTGCGGGTGAATGCCAACCCCACTGTGTTCAACGGCACCGGCATGGCAACGATCTCGGGCCGCGCGAACGAATATCTCGAAATCACGACCTTGGACGCGGCTGGCAACGCAGCTGACCGCGCCTTCACCCTTAACGCCCTGGGGAGCTTCTAATGGCGCAATACAATGGACCGAACGGCTTGGTGGATGCCGAGCAGTGGACCGGCCAGCCGATGGCGGACGTGACGATCGTCCAGAAGAAATGGGGTCCGGTCGGTGTCGTGAAGACTGCCGATGGCGAGCAGTGGATGGCGCCGGGTGACTGGCTGGTCCGCGCCAACGGCGTGCTGACCGTCGTCAGCCCCGCGATCTTCGACCGCGATTACCATGCGCAGTCGGGCGCTACCCCGGCGGAGAATAAGTGATGCAGGAAGTACCCGTGCAGGCGGAGCGTAAGGCCCCGCAGGAAGACGCGGAGAAGCTGGACGAGCTGATCCGTGGTGATGCGGCGCGCGAAGGCGGTGAAGAGCCGGACACCGTGCCCGGCGATGAAAGCGGTGGCGGCGGGACGACCAACCCGACGCAGCCCGGCAAGCCCGGCTAATGCTGGTCCTCGCGCTCTTTGGTGCATCCTGCGCGGCGGTCATCACGGCCGCCTGCCTGGCGCGTGAAGAGCGCGGGGAATTGCGGTTCGCGGCGACGGCGGTCGGCATTAACTGGCTGCTGTTCGCCTCGTTCTGGATTTACGCGCCGCTGTCCCCGGCCTTCCTCGTCTATGGCTCAGGCGAGGCAATGGG